TCAGCGGCGGACCTGCAATGCACCAGGGTTGACAATGTTGGTGGGCGTGCCCCGGATGTAGTTCACCAGATTGTCGAAGGCCGCGCCGAAGTACAACTCGTAGCTGTCGAGTTCCACATAGCCGATGTGGGGCGTGCAAACGCAGTTTTCCAGCCTTAGAAGCGCATGTCCTTGCAAAATGGGCTCGCTTTCGAATACATCCACGGCGGCCATGCCAGGGCGACCCCGATTCAGAGCCGCAATCAAGGCATCAGCTTCCAGCAGTTCGGCGCGTGAGGTGTTGACGATCAGCGAGCTGGGCTTCATGCGCGACAGGTCTTCCAGCGTCACGATGCCGCGGGTCTCGTCATTCAGACGCAGGTGCAGGCTCAACACATCACACTGCTCGAAGAATTCCTCCCGGCTATTGGCGGCTTGGTAGCCGTCCGACAAGGCCTGGGCACGCGATGCCTCACGTCCCCAGACACGCACATTCATGCCAAACGCGGCGCCATAGCTGGCGACCAACTGGCCAATCTTGCCGTAACCCCAGATGCCCAAGGTCTTGCCCCGCAGCACATTGCCCAGACCAAAGTTGGGTGGCATGGAGGCAGATTTCAGCCCCGACTGCTGCCATGCGCCATGTTTGAGGTTGGCGATGTACTGAGGCAGTCGCCTCATACTGGTCATGATCAGCGCCCAGGTCAGCTCAGCAGGCGCGACCGGCGAACCGACGCCTTCTGCCACCGCAATACCTTTCTCGGTGCAGGCGCCGACATCGATATGGCTGCCCACCCGTCCCGTCTGGGAGATCAGCCTGAGCTTGGGGAGCTTCTCGATCAATTGGCGGGTGATGTGGGTCCGCTCCCGAATCAGCACAATGACTTCCGCATCCTTGAGCCGCACGGACAGCTGCCCAAGGCCTTTCACCGTGTTGGTGTAGACCTTGGCGGAGAAGGGGTCCAGGCGTGCCGCGCAATTGAGTTTGCGCACTGCGTCTTGGTAGTCGTCCAGAATCACAATGTTCATGGGTTCTTTTTGTCTTGTAAGCCGTTGATTTGAAACGAAATCGGCATGTAAGCCGTTGAATATCAAAGGATTTCTGATTTCCGGCCAGCCCTGATGATCCGCGTGAGAATGTGCAAATTGGTAGGACTCCAAAGACTTTGGCGTAGGTTTGGCGTAGGTTTGTAAAATCACGCCAAGCAAAAACGGGGGGAGCCCTTGAAATTCGATGCTCGCACAGCAAAAGCTATGAATCCTGGTGAGTCTATCGCCTTCGACGAGGTGAAGGGATTACGCCTTGAGGCAACTGCGACAAAGCGCACATGGATCTATCGCTTCAAGAGTCCGGTGGACGGCCGTATGCGTCAAGTCAAGATCGGCGAATGGCCGGCGATGGGCTGGATCAATGCAGTCACCAGGTGGCAAGAGCTCAAAGACCTTCGAGCCTCTGGCGTAGATCCTGCGCTGGACAAAAAAAAGCTACGCCGACAAGCCGAGGAGGAGGCCGCCATCAAGGTCACCACGGTGGCTGATGTCGTTGAAGCCTATGCCAAAGGTCACCTGGCAAATAACCGTGAGCCGAAAGGGGCTGTTGCTGTTGCGCAGCGACTCAGGCGCGCTACAGCGCCGTTTGCCTCGATGCCGGCGGCCGAGGTCAGCCGGAAGATGGTTTTTGAACTGATGTCCAGCCTGGCGGGTACAGCCGTTCTTGCCAAGTCGGTAAAAGCTGAGCTTGGCGCGGCATGGAACATAGCCATGGACGCAGGCCTGCTGCCGGATGAGACGCCCAACTGGTGGCGGCAGGTGTCTGGCCCAAAGATGAAGTCCAAGGGGGCAATGCGAGATGGGGTGAGGAAGGGGACTGCGAAGCGAGTACTGTCGGTCCCGGAGGTGGGGACGCTGCTTCGCGAAGACATTGGCCTGATGAGCGAGGCCGTGCGGGACGTGGTGCTGCTCTACCTGTGGACATGCAGCCGAGGTGTAGAGCTGGTCCAGATGCATGCCAGCCAGGTGACCAAAGAAGAGGATGGAGTGTGGTGGACCCTGCCAAAGAGACTCACCAAGAATCGACACATTGAATCAGCAACTGACCATCGTGTGCCCTTGGTCGGCAGAGCGCTGGAGGTGGTCAATCGCAGGATGGAGAAATTTCAGGGTGGATATCTGTTCCCTAGAACGACAAAGCAGGGGGTGAAAACGCACCTGCTACAGGTCAACGTAGGGTCTCCGATCCATTTCCGGATGCCTTACAGCAAGTCCAGGCCAGACATCACAAGGGAACGATTCCAAGTGACGCACTGGTCGCCCCATGATCTGAGGCGAACAGGGAGAACGTTGCTCGCATCTCTGGGATGCCCCAACGAGATCGCAGAGGCCATCATTGGGCACGTTCAGCCCGGCATTGTGGGCACCTACAACCTGTACCACTACGACAAGGAAAAGAGGCATTGGCTGGGCCTCCTTTCCGCCAGGCTTGAAGAGATTGCATCAGCGGTTTGAGTGGCCAGTGTTCTCCGGCGGCAGGATGTCCGACACTGGCCGGCCCTCGGCCCATTCCTTGACCTCCCTCACCAGCCAGCCAACTCGGCGATTCGACAGGCGACGCGGTTTTGGGAACTCGCCCTGGTTCGCCATCTTGTAGATGACGTCCTCAGACAGGCTGATGAATTTGGAAACCTCTTCACGGGAGAGGTACATGGGTTCAATGGAGATGGTAGGCATGGTGCTTGAATTGGTTGGGCCCGCATTGCGGGCTGGTGGGGGTTAGGCTTTTGACTGCTTTGGATGTCGTCTACCGATGTTCACAAAGCAGTTGTCTTTGCTCCATGGCAGTTGGTTGTCACGCCTGGATATAGTTTCGTGGGGATGAATCTGTCCAAAGTCAGCTAGGAAGTTTTCGAACTCATCCCAACGCGGGTCATATTCGTGACAGACCAGATGGAAGCCGGCCCTCCAACCTTCACGAACTCCAGCAAGGATCTTTTGCCAAGCTCGGTAGATTGGTGTGTGCCCGTTTAGAACTCCGTTAACTGCGTGACCGTGACGTATCTTTTCCTTGCCAAGTTCGATTTGTCTCTCAAGGTGAAAGCATCCACACGAGGTTGTATGGTCATTAATTAGATCTTGTGGCCGCACAACAGCTTGCGCTCCGCAATCGCATCGACATACAAGGCGAGTCTTTACATTTGATCTATCCGGGTCGACATCAGAGCCAGTGACAAGCAGCCGACCATAACGTTTGCCGAAGTACCTTTCCAACTCGAAGCGTGCCATGCCATTCTTAGATTTGAGTTTGGAAACGCATGCTCGGCATGATGGCTTTCGTCCTTTCTTGATGGCATCCTTCAGTACGCCCAGGCGCCTATCTTCAGTGGCGCCGCATTCGCATTGGCATGCAACTTCAGCTTTCCTTCCAAACTTGACCGTGCGCAGAACGCGCAGGCATCCATATTGCGTCCCGGGCTCTGCGCCAATAGGCGTTTTGACTGGATGTGGAGCATCACCCATTCTGTTTCTCCATGAAAAAAGCCCCTTTCGGGGCCTAAGTTGTTGATTTCATTCAACTCTGTCAGAAAGTCAGACTTGAATCGCCCCTTTCGGGGCCTGTGGTTGGGTGGGGGAGGGGGTTAGCTAGATCGGATGCGTTCAGCAAGCTGTTTGGCAAATTCTGGGGCTAGCTCAGACAAGTTGACCATGTATGTCGGAGGCGCTCTCATTGACCTGATTGCTGCAAGCTGATCAACGTATGGCTTGGCATCGCGCATGTATGCCTGCCGGAGTTCTTCTAGGCGTTCAATCAGAAATCGCTCGTGAACATCAATGTTGGATTCTTCGCTCACTTTACCTTCTCCCCAATGGCTGCGACCGTGAGAACAATAGCCCTGCGCCACATGGCGGTTTCATCCTGGCCCGCGCATTCGAGGTAAGCAACACCCAGGAAGCGCAGGAATTCGTCTGTGCCAAACACCCTGAATTTGATGCCCAGACGGAAGGCATCGCCGTCGTTTTCGAGGGGATTCCAGCCCGTGCTCACCAGTTCGCCGTCCCTGTACGCCACCAACGCCATGACAGGCGGATCAAGAAGAAGCCGTTCGGCATTCCATTTGTGATCAGTGGTGTACCCCGCAGCCCTAGCCGCGCTCTCAAGTAGCTCTCTGTCGGTCATGGTTGATCCTTTCCTGCCTTCTTCACAACCACGGCCTGGCCTTTGTCTCCGATTTGAAGCACGAGAGACGACGACCCGCCAAGACCGTGGTATCGAACGCGCTACTTCGCAGAATCCAGCATTGAGTGGTCAACAAAGACCAGCCCCTCCGATCCATCAGTCGGATGACGAATGGTGTCACCCGCATGAATCGGGTTTCCTGCAAAGTCAGTCCACGGGGCCTCCAAAGGCCAGTGGGCCGTAATGCTCGGTTGTGCAGGATCGAAGTCGGCCGGCATTTCTTTACTTCCCGCGTCCACAGGGGAATCAACTGCCTTATCAAGTTCTTCGCCTCGAAGCACATCACCTATGCCATTGATGATGCTCCATCGCTGGCCACGTCGCATCAGTCGATACCTGGCTGCATCCCTGGTGTCCCCCTCCATCTCCTTCCTCACGGCTTGCTCGATGGCTCGGGCGAAATTCCGATGAACTGCCAACAATGCCCCGGGCATTTGCCCAAACATCTGAGCGGTCTGGGCGTCAATCTGTTCTTCAGTCAGCATGAGCATGCTCCTTGAGCCAAGACACGCAGGCATCGTGCGAAGTCAAGACGTGGTGTAGTGGTGGGTCAATGTCCCAGGCGGCCAGTTCTTCTGCGAGCGCATCTCGGCATTGTTCTACGAGTGTGCGCATCTCTTGGCGCACGGCTTGCTCGACATCGGAGATCAGGGCGGCCAGATCGGCCTCAGTGAACCCGAGGGCCTTGGTGAACACCACCCGATTGCGGTACGTGGTGGCGTGGCGCTTGATGAGGGCGGCCTTTTGTTCTTCAGTCAGCATCTTTGTTCTCCTTGAGCCACTTGCGGGCGTCGCGCATGGCGGCGAGATAGTCATCTGACACTCTGACGGTCTTTGAACTCGCCATCGCATCCAGCATCTGCCGCACCATCTCATCGGCATCGAGCTTGAGTTGCTCCACCTCCATCCTGACAATCTCCCGGACCTGGGTTGCGGTGTAGAGGGGTTCGGTGAAAGATTTCGCGGTGGATGGGTGCATGCTGGTTGTCACCGTTTCGTGAGTGGCGACCCGATAGCTCGGCTGACCATATCCACCCGAAGTTCCGTCATCTCTGAACGCCACCGGCTCCGGCCAGTTCTCTGGGGTCATGGCTTTTCCTCAATGCGGTTGATGATGGCCGTAGCAACGCACATATCGCGCATCTCCGATTCATCCTCAAACCAGACCTCCAGCGTGTCGCCGTTGGGCTTGGTGAGAATGAGCATCAGCATTCCATACTCATCGCAATGCTTTTCGTAGTAGTTTTCGATTGCGATCTCAAACAAAGTCGATCCCCGGCAGTTGCCGCCAACTTCCGATTCCAGATCAATCGAATAGTCCCACTGCATCAGGGTGCTGCGGATCGTGTGCTTGGACCAGCGGACATTTGGGTCGTATTGGTCGACGCATGTGATGGTTTTCATGTCGGTGTTCCTCCATTGGGTTGTGCTGCCGGCTTTTGCCAATAGGTCGTGCAGTAATCGCCTTCACACTCTCGGCAGTGCTCGCAATCGCATTCGAGGTCGGTTTCCCACTGCCATACCCTGGCTCGCTGATCAACGAATTCGTGAGGCCCCGAATGCCCATCGGGCAGCACACATCCATTGATGTCTGTCAGAAATGGGTCATCGCTAAACAGGATGCTGCATATTGCGTTTCTACCGGCCATCTCTACACCCCTCCTTTCTGTGCTGCCTTGATTTCCCAGAGCACGCGAGCCACGCCGCCATTCCCCACTGGGTCGCGCATCGCGCGCAATTTCTCATTGGCTGTTGATGCCGCCCAAGAGCCGCGCGGGGCCAGTTCCTTGACGCGTACCCAACCAGCGGCACGCAGACTGGCGCCACTCTCGTCGTGCTGCGTGTACGTGATGCAGCGGACATAGCCCATAGCGCGGGCAGCCCGCCACACGGCCCCGTAGAGCATGCTGTTGGCGTTCCTGGTGCCATCCGTGCAGGATCGGTTGACCTCCAGCGTCAGGCCATCATCGTTGTGCCGCGCGACAGGGCGCCCCGCTGTGGCCACGCCGACCAGCGTGCCGTCAGGCCGGCGCAGCGCGACGCCAAATTTCCAGCCGCATGGCGGTTTGTTGTGACGGTGGTGCGCCGCGATAAAGGCGCACGCTTGCTTGAGAGATATTGGAGCAATCTTCAGCATCACGCACCGCCTTTCTGTGCTGCCTCGGTGGGCTGTGCCTCGGGAGCCCCCTCATCAAGCATGTCCACCTCGGTGAATTTCCCGTCGAGAAATGCTTCGAGCATGGAGCATGCAGAAGCGGCCAGATCATTCAGGTTTTTGACGTTCGGATCGGCTGTCAGGTGCAGTCGCTTGACTCCCAAGTCCTTCAACCGCGTATCCAGGGCGGCGCAGCGCTGTTTGAGGTCGGGGCTCATGGGCTGTGCCTCAACCCTTGAGGAATCCTTAATGGTTGCCTCGGGCTGGGGAGCGGCAAGCATGGCGAGATGAGCCCGGATCCGATCAATGAGCTTGGAATCTCCATCCTCAAACTCGATCCCGTGGGCATCGGTGCCGAATTCCTTCTCGACATCGACCAGAATTGCGCGCTGCTCATCGCACAGCGTGCTTAGGTGCCAAACCTCAGATTCCAGTGATGCGTTTTGGATTTCCAGGTCATCCAACTTGGACCGCAGGTTGTCGCGCTCGCGCCGTGCTTCATCGCGGGCCGCGCAAAGGCTTCTCAGCTCACGGCTATCTGCGTCATGCTGTTCCAGGGCCTTGGCCTGTACCTCGGGCCGGGGAGCGGAGAGCAAAGCAGCCAACGCATCTCGGTCCTTCCAGCCTTTTGCATCGCACGGGGCGCCCACCGGGGCCGGGGTAAACCAAACTGTCAGTTTGGGGACGTGATGCTGGGCTTCACCATCGAAATCAAATCCCAAGTCAGTGCGTGTGACCCCCTCGGGCACGGCTGGCCGTGTCAGCGCCTGAGGCATCACCGAGAGGTCAATGTGCCCGGCCCCATCCACGCCGTTATCCACCCAGCAGATGGGCAGGCTTGTCGCAATGCGCCCGAAGGGCTTTTGTTCCCAGTTGTAGGCACCATCCCGATCAATGCCGCAAGCGGCCTTGGCGATGGCGTGGGCAAGCGTTTCAGCGTCAGCGGCGCCCTCGCACCAAGGCGCAGCAATCAGGTCCATGTCCCGACGCATGGAGCCATGCACGCCGATGGCATACCCGTTGGCATACGCGGTTGCGCGAATGGCCGGTAGGCGCGACTCAAAAAACGCCTGCATTTCTTCAATGGATGACGCCATGAACCATGCGCCTTGGGTGTAATGGATCACCGGCTTGATCAGCGCCTCCACCTGGGCGCGCAGTGCGTCACGCTCATTTGTTACTGCCGTCAATTGGTAGCGCATGTCCACCAGACTGGCGTGGTAGTTGTATCGCTCCTGGGCGCAGATCTTGAAAGCTGCCCGCTCCGTTTCCAGGTCGGCGCGCAGGGCTTCGTTTTCTGCGGAGAGTCGGCGGAGTTCGGCGGCTGCGTCTTGCAGCAGTCCAGACATGAGCGCATTGGCTCGCATCGGGGTGTCGAAATTCCCTGGGTAGAAATCCTCGGGGTTCATGCAGACATCCGCAAATTGGGCTGTAGTCAGGGCCTTCTGTTCTGTGGTGCTCATGGCAATTCCTCCGCTGTCAACTTCATTTCGCGCGATTTGCCGGTGATCTTCCAGTAGTGCTCCAAACTCACATGCTTGTCAGCCCAGGCAGTGAGTAGCGCCAAAAGCTCTGCCTTTGCCTCTTGAGTGACATTGGAGAATTCGTTGTCAAAGACTTCTCCAATTTCCTCGTAAGCCTGCTCGTCCAAGCGCTCAAGGATTGAATCCACCTCATGGCGGCTGACAACATCAGCATTCGTGAACGGCCTGCAGTCGGCCTCGTAATAGACATCGCCAACGGCCGGCTCAATCATTGAGTCCAGCAAATCCCCAAGGGAGTCGTGATTGAATTCCTCGTTGTCGAGGCTGTAGCATTTGGATTGGGTTGTGGTGCTCATGATTTCTTTCCTTCCTGGGCGCGGATCTCAGCGCACCGTTGATCTACAACCCGGCGAGCGCCTGGGCGAGTTGCCAGCCATCTGCTGAGCTTCTTGTCGTCGTCTTGGAGTAGTCCCGGAGGCCAGCCGGTTTTGCCTCCGTTGGTGCTCATGGGGCCTCCTTGGGTGGCGGGGGGAGTGGGCGCCAGTGGGTGGGCTCCCATGAAAAACCCCAGCCATTTTTTGGCTCGGACCAATCCCATCCGCACTCAAGAGGTCCCTTGCCGGCCATATGATCCGCATAGCCCTGAGACCCCTCGCCGTAAAAATTCATCTTGGTTTCACGGGCGCCGTACTTGGCGTGCCAGCCAATGATTGACGTCCCATCCTTAGGCGCCGTCTCAATCGGCTGCCACCCCTCTGCCAAAGCCTCTTCCTTTGCGAGAGAGATGAGGCGGGCGGCAAAGTCCTCAATCAGCTTGAAATAGTCGGCTTTGGGGCCGCCAGTCAGTACCGGAATAACTTTTGTTTCCCGTGCCAGCCGGATGACTTCAGAGGTGGGGGTCATGGGGTTTCCTTTTCATTCACAACCTCGCGCAAATACATCAGCGCAACGACTGGAGACATGCACAAGTAAAAGAGGCCGATTGCTCTCAGGTAGATGGTTCTGAATGGCTCATCCAGCCCAAGGATGGCGAAGCCAACACAGCACAACGCGAGATACGCCAGGAAGATCAAAAAATAGTGGCGGCCTTTCATCTCACTCCCCCTTCCCGGTAGCGCGGGCAATGGCGGCTCGGGCAAATTCGATGTCTTCTTGGGTCAGCTCTGCGGAGTCGTCGGCTTTGACGATGCGGGTCAGTGCCATCAGCAGATCCGGCGCGGTGGCGATCAGGCTGGCGTCTGCAAAAGCTTGTTCTTGCTCTTTGGGGTCCCTGTTGTAGTTGAAATAGATCGTTGCTGGACCGACGCTATACCATTGGCCCCCATCTGAGTTGTCATACTCAATAGGCCATGGCCCCGGTGTATGCAGTGCTTCACTCATGTCTTTTCTCCTTGGGCAGCCTTGCCGATCACGTACTGGGCAAAGCGGATGTAGCGGTAATAAATGGGCTCACTTCGATCGTGGTAGCGGCAGTAATCATTGATGTCGCCAAAGCCATCAATGAACTGGCTCCCACACTCGCATCGATCTTTGACTTTCACCCGGGCTTGATATGCCTTGTTCGCCTCAGCCCGAATCGCTGCCTTCTTGCTGAACCATCTACGCCCACCGCCCCGGTATACCGTTGCTGTTTCTGTTTGGATCACGGCTTTTCTCCTTGGGTGGACAGGGCGGCGTCAATGGCTGATCTCATCCGGGTCTGGAACTCAGATCGGTCATGCACACCTGAGAACCAGGCATTGATGGCCGCTTCGATTTGTGCTTCTGTCAGATTGAGGGATGACTGCTTGCGCTCAATCTCTGCTGCTGCTGCCTCCAGCAAACGGGACGCCTGGCGGAGTTCTTCGGGGAGGGTCATTGCAGTGCACCCAGCTTCCCAGCAGCGCGCAGACGGCGGGCCGCCTCATCCCCTGCTTTGACGATGTCGTCCATGGTGGATTTCTCCAGAAGGTCTGAGACCAGATCCATGCCGGCCTGCAGGTCTTGCATGGCCTGGGCGTCCAGGCCGATGGTCTTGGTGCGCGCGGCCCGGGCCTCAATGCGGTCCAGCGATTCCATGGCCCGGACAAAGACCTCAACGCAAAGGGCATCGATGCGCTCACTCCGGACTTCGCCGAACTTCATGGAGCGCTGCAGGGCCTCAATGTCGGCCTGGGTGGCCGAGCCAATCCGCATTCGCTCGTAGGCCATTCGGATCGGGTTCATCATGGTTGCGTGCTCTTCCTTGGTCAGGGTCTGAACCCTGGCCATCAGGCTGTAGATGGCTGCTTGGTGGCGGACCTGGTGCTTTGCCAGGGATGCATTGCGGTGGGCTGTTTTCATGGCGTTTGGGCGCAAAAAAGCCCACATACAGTGGGCTAGTTAAGGGGGATGGCGGGGTCAGACGGCAGGGAGCCCCATTTCCGCCAGGTGCCGGGCTGCAGCGCGTTCAATGGTCTCGGCCACGGCGGCACGCGCTTGGCGCTCCAGGCTGGGCAGAAAGTCGGCGCGCTTGGCCGCCAGTAACTCCAGGCCCTCAATCACATCAGGGTGCAGCGCCAGATAGTCGAGAGCGGGGTCCAGAAACTTGTTTTTTCATAGCAGATGACGCCGCACATGCCACCCAGCACACGGCCGGGGAATCCTGGGGCGCGGCGCAACAGCTTGGCCAGGTTGTTGTAGAGGGCCGCCAGGTGCTCCGGTTCATCGGCGTCGAAATCATCCTCCAGGGCACTGAGGTCTTCAGGCCCATCAATCGACCATGGGCCGCCCCATCTGCGGTCAATCTCGTGCAGAACGTTCATCAGGTCATAGCCGGCGTCAATGTCGCGGGCTGATGGCTTGGCCATCTTCATGCTGCACCGCCTTCCACGCCCGGCCGCTGCGCCTCACCGCCCAGGGCGTTGATCAGGTCGGGCAGCATCTTGGAAAGCTCACCGGTGGTGATGGCCACGTCAGCATCAAACCCGCCGTCATCGGCTGACTTGCCCTCGAACACAACATCCAGGAAGCTCAGCTTCTTGACGCGCATGCCCTCGGTCAGGACGAATGAAACCCTGTCATCCCAGGTCAAAGCCAGCTTTGTCGGCAGCTTGCCCTGGGCGATGTGCTGCTTGACCTCTTCGATGTCCAGAGGGTGGCGGCCGTACTTGACCACCGACTTGGATTCGTCGGCGGCCTTGAGCTCGCATTCCTGCTCGATGGCAAAGCCGGCCGGTGGTTCCTGGGTGGTCAGCCACTCAGCCATGGCGCTCACCGGACTTTGCTTCGTGTCCAGCAGGGCCACGGCAAAGCCGTCGATCGCCTTGACCAGTGCCGTCACAACTTCATCGGCCCGGCCCTGGGTCGCAGAGTCGATCACCAGCAGGCCGGCGCCGATCCAGACCAGTGCTGCGCCCATCTTGCTGAAGGCCATCGGCAGCAGGCTGTGGCGGATCTCTTCCTTGAGCTCCTTCATCTCTTTCTTGCCGGGCTTGCGGCCGGTGGTCTGCTCGATCTGCTGGGCCCGTTCCTTGGCCTTGCGCGCCAGGACGGCACCGGGCACGGCCTTGGTCTCGGATTGGAACTTCAGGATCCACTGGCCTCCGATGGATTCGACCAGGGGGCCGTGGGCATCGCCGCGCGGCTCGACCCAGCCGATGGATCGTTCTTGTGTGGGGCCGCACTCCACGAATCGAGCCTTGGCCAGGGCCTGCTCGACGGTTTCGAGATCCAGGGCAGGGCCTGGGGCGATGCGGTAGATGATCAGGTTTTTCAGCATGTCGGGCTCCTTTTCACTTGGCCTTGGGTTCGATCTTCTTGAAGGGCAGCTTCTTGATGTGCTGCCCGAAGTGCGTGCCGATGGACTTGGCGCCGATCAGGTCTTTCCACGCCTTTTCTTCCACCCCCGGGTAGTGGTAGACGGCACCATTGCCACGGGTGAACTTGATGGCCAGGGTCTTGCTCGTGGCGTCGTAGCCAACGGAATGGATCTGGCTGGACTTGACCGGGCTCAGGGTGATGTTGGGGTGCTTGTTCACTTGGGATGCTCCAAAAAGAAAGCCCGCTCAGTGGCGGGCATCAGGTGGCAGGAAAGGGTGGGCAGCGCGTCAGGCAGCCCTGCGGTACAGGCCGCGGATCGTGCTGAGGTGCTGCGCCAGGGCGTCGCAGATGGCCTCGAAGTCGCTCTGGCGGAACAGCGTGGATCGGCGCTCTGTGCCCACCGATTCAAAGCCCAGGGCCTTGAGCTGGGCAGCCGTCACATCGCACTTGCCCAGGGCAGCGTTGATCTCGCCCAGGTTCAGGCAGTCGGCCCGGGGCAGTTCTGCAGCGGCCGGCTGCACGGTTTCAGCGTTGGCGGCTGGGGCTTGGTCCTGCAGCTGCACTTCTTGGCCGGCCTGCTGGATCTCGGGCTGGGCCAGGGGGCGCTCAAGTTCCGGAGCGCTGATCGGCTCAGGGGCCGGGGCGGCAATGGCGGGCGCTGCTGCCTGGGCCTTCGCGGCTTCCAGGCGTTCGGCTTCGGCCTTCTGGGCTTCCTGCTGGGCGCGCAATTCGGCGGCGGCCTGCTCAAGGGCGGCCTGCTGCGCGGCCAGGGCCTCGGCTTGCCGGCGCTGCTCGGCGGCCACGCGCTCGTTCTCGATGCGCTGCGCCTCCACCCGGGCAGCTTCGTCTTCGCGGAGCTTTGCGGTGTCGTGCATGGTGCGCATGGCTTCCAGGGTCTCGGTCTTGGCCAGGGTGGCTTCGCCGGAGAACTCTTCCATGGCCTCGGGCGAAACATCGATCAGCTCGACCTGGGCAATGCCGTTGGCGATGCGCTCGGACGTGATGCCCTGGCAGCGGCCCACGCAGGCCCGGATCGCGGAAATCTTGGCTTGGAACATTGCGGCGCGCTCGGCGGCCAGGCGGTCGCGTTCGGCTTTCTCGGCGGCGCGGCGGCCTTCATCTGCCTTGATCTGGGCATCGATCGGCTTTTCCAGCGCTTCGATTTCAGCGGTGACCCGGGCGGCTTCGCTGTCGATGCGCTTGCCGAATTCCAGGGCCGGGGCCTTGAACTCCTTGCGCTTCTTCTCCAGCGAGGTGCGCAGGGTGGTCAGCTCCAGGCGGGCGGCCCGGGCTTCCTTGTCGCCCTTGGTGGTCGTCATGTCGAAGACGACACCCTGATAGCGGTTGACCAGGATGGCCAGGGCTGCCTCGGTGCGGCTGTACTGGACGATCACGGTGTTGCCGTTGATTTCGGCGCGGTCAAGGATTTCGGTTTCAGTGGCGGTGGTCATGGTGGTGGTCCTCAGAATGAGATGGCGGTGGCCTCAATGGCCGGCGCCTTGGGTGTTGCTGGAGTGGGGGCGGAAGGCGTGGCGGAGGCTTCGGGATCAACGAAGCGAATCACGTCGCCCAGCGTGTGGGTCCGGTCGAACTCGCTGATGACCTCGCGCATGTATTCGCGGGCGGCCTTCACGCGCTCATTGATCAGCGCTTCTTTCTCTGCGTCTCGCTTGATCACCCAGGAGGTGAGGCGATGGTGCTCGGGGATATGTGAGACGAGGTGCTGAGTCATGTTCTCGTAGCCGATCAGGTCGTCGGGGGTGTCAACCATTACGTAGTCAACAGACCATTCATCAGCATCCCAGAGCTTCATATAGCCTCTGCACTGCCATTCGTAGCCCTTGTCCTGGCAATCCAGCTCGGTGATGGGCAGCGTTGCGAGAGACCAGACGGATTTGATGTCCCGACCTCTTCGGCGCTCCGCCTCAAAGAGATCGCACTCGCCAGTCAGGAACCCGTCTGTGCGGCGCTCCTTGTTCTTGGAAAGGTTCAGGCCGCGCACTCGATTGAGAAGCTGAATGGACTGCTCTTCAACCAGAATGCCCTTTTCCATCTGCTTGCTGGAGACTTCGAAGTCCACTCCGAAGATTTCCTGCGCGGCCAGTTCCCGAATGTAGGTTTTGGCCCCAATGGACAAGATGCCGTCCGACTTGCTTTTCGGCTCGGTCATGATCTTGCCCAGGGATGAGCAGCGAATCAGAAGTTCTTTCATGACACCCTCGCATTGAAAGCACGCATGCCGGCAGCGTCGCGCGCATCGCTGATCGCCTTGCGGGCCTCTTTCACGGCCGCCTTGAATTCCTCAGGGTTCTGACGGCGGGCCAGCGCGTAGTCGATCCAGCTCTGAACCTCTTCGGAAACGAATTCGCCGGGTGCGGCGCTGGCCCCGTCGTCGTCCTCAATGTCTTCCGTTGACAGGCCTGTGGCCGCCAGCAGTGAGTGGCGTTCCAAGTAGGTCTTGGTCGACACGATGGCTTGAATGGCGTTCTTTCCGCCGGACTGGTCAGGCGGCCCGGCCATGCGGGTCGATTCGCTGTGGCCCTTTTTGTGGGTCAGGATGCATTCGATTTCGACCTGCCCCCCGGCCTGCGACACGTTCCATTTGTGGCTGATGCCCACCTTGGCCAAGGCCTCGATGATCGGCAACGTGACATCAAAGTGATCCGCATGGCGGTATCGCGTGCGGCCACCGGACTTGTTTTCGAAGTCAACCTGGCGGCGCTTTTGAATGCGCGGCGGGTTCTTCTTGAACTCAGCCATCGCATCCACGTAGGCCTTCTTGGCCTCGTTGGCCTCCCAGCGTTCCTGCACGGCCAGCACGCGTTCGATCTGGTCGACCGTGGCGCCGCGGCCCAATGCTGACAGCATCATGCCCATGGGCGATGCCTCGGCGAGTGGCTGGGCCTGGGCTTGGCGCTGCACGGCGCCGAGGGGCATGTCCAGCGTCATCAGGGAAAGGGCTTCGCGCTCTTCCTGCTCGACAAACTGGATTGGCATGGTGTCTGTTTCGGTTGTCATGTTGACCTCAAGAAAGAACGCCCCAGCAGTGGCCGGCAGCGAGAAAGATGACAAGTAGGACGAAGATCAGGACACCGGCCGTGCGGGCCGTGCTGATCACGTCATCAAGGAAGGTGGTGAATTCGTCGGCGTCATCCCGATGGCAGCCACCAGGAGTGGGGCAGGGCTCGCGGCCGGCGCGGCAGTCGCCTTTGCATGCACTCATGGGGTCACCTCGGTGAACGACAGAAGGGCGCGGGCGTGGACTTCTGCGGCTTCTTGGCTAGGGTGGCAAAGCCCACGCCTGAGCCATCGCAAGTCGCGCTGATCACCATCCCATTCAGCGACAGATGTGAGTATTTCTGACGACGTATCTGCCATCCAATAGGCTGTTCCAACCTCTGGCACTACTCGCAGCGGCTCGGGCACCTCAACCCCATTGATCAGGATTGGACGAGGTTTAATGCGGAAGTTTTCGGGCGCCGTTTCCTGATTGAAGATGTCCAGCAGGAGCGTGCTTGGGACTCGATCAAGCCACTCGCCGAGTACTGATTCGTACGCTTGAACCGGCTCGCCATCGGCAATCCAGCGAAGAACCTGCGCGTATTCGTGCTCGACTTTCATCGCTCACCCCCTTGAGCCAGCATCAGGCGATCCCGTGCACTGCGGCGGTCACGGTGGACGCAGTGAAGGGTTTCATCCGGGCCGCTCCAGACAGCGCGGGTGCCTGGGCCCGTCGTGCGGATGCAGACGGCATCACCGGCCAGTTGCACACGGCGCGAAAAGAGGTATTCGCCTTCGACCTGCTGTCCCTTGCGGTCAACATCGGCCACGGCCAGGGCGGTTTGCTTGGCAGCCTCCAGTTCGGTGGGCGCCCCTGATTCGGTGGCGGCCCAGGCGGCTGCAGCTAGCATCAGAACGACAGCCATCAAGGTGAGGGCGAAGTTTTCGAGGCGGTTCATACGATGGGCTCTCCCATGGTTGCAAGAATGGATTCGGCGCGGGCTTCTTCATCTGCCCGGCGCTGTGCTGCCAACTCGGCGTTCACGATTTCTGCGATGGTTTCAAGGCCAAGGCCTCGCATGGGGTAAGAGATGTCATCTCCGCAGTGGTCGACCCGGGTGATGTCATCAGGGGTCACGCTCTTTCCGCGTCCTGGCGGCTCAAAGTGCACCATGACCGGCCTGCTGATGAACGGGACCAGCACCGACACCGCAAATTCGTAGCCGGTAGGGCGCTTGCAATCAAAATCTGCAAGCTGAGCCAAGAGCCTAGTTTTTTCGAGCACCAAGCGGTCGTTTGCCGCTTCTGCGCGAACTGCCCGGGATGTCAGCTCATTGATGAACTCCAGCGTGGCGGGCTTGATGAAGGGGTCGCCCGGGACTGGCTGAATTTCAGGCCGGGATTCAATGGTTTGTTCAAACCGGATCGTCAGGTCGTTGGACATGGAACCTCCAGAAAAGACAAAGCCCGCACTGGGCGGGCTGGTGGTTAATCGGTGTAGGCAATGAACTTGAATTTGCCCTTGCCAAAGCTTTCAAATCGACCGCCAAACGTGCCATCAACTTGCTTTCTGACCATTTCTCTGTCGGCGCTATCGTTGCCAGACTGGGGGTAAACTCCTTCTTTGATCATTGAGCAACTGCTGTGTGATCTGGCTCGCCAACTGACCTTGGTGTTGTCCAGAGGCAGGCTGTCGATTCGCTCTTGCTCTTTGCGCCATTCCGCCCAGTAGTCCTTTTCGGCCTGGGTTTGTAGCTTTGCTTCCGGTTCCGGCTCGTCGGCCTCTTCCCACCCGCATTCAGGGCAAAAGTTGCGTGGCGATGTGCAGGAATGACAGGGCGGTGAAATGTGGCAAGAGCAATTTTCAGAAGGGTGAACATTAATCACGCCGGTGCAGCCATCGCGGCCGCAGGTGTCGCCTTCGCAGAATCCAGCCATACGGCCTCCAAAAGAAAAAGCCCTCACTCAGAGGGCTTTGTTGTGGGGGATTGGTTGGCCGAAAACCTGATGACCTTTTCAGAAAAATAGCTTTTCAGCCAATCCGTTGGACTTGCGTCACGGTCTATCTCGATTTCCATCCAGCTGTCACCGCCCCTCACTTCTTCAATATGACTTTGAATTGTTTCCCACATGGCTGCACCTTGTTTTGCCGCCTCAAGTTCGGAGCGGAGGCGCACGATTTCATCGCAGAGCCCGATGTGAGCGTCATCTTCTGCGGGTTGGAGTGCATACCACCGGCCATCCATTTCAGGCGGCAATATGGTGTATGGCCTACCGTCCTCGTCCAGGCTGAACTTGTAGCGGATTGCCTTCTGGCCGAACACTGCTTCTGCAGCCTTGACGGCACCGTCAAGTCGGGCGCGCAGGGCGTCACGTTCGGAGCGGAGAGAGGCGAGTTCGGCATCGGTCGCCGACAGCTTTTGAATCGCCTGCACCATCAGGTACGTGGTCATGTTCTCGCCGCCGTACTTGTTGACGTTCTCCGTCATCTCGGCAATCAGGTCTTTGGTGCTCATGCATTGCTCCATGAAAAAAGCCCCCTAGGGGGTTGGTTGGAATAGGGTGGGGCGGCTGTGGAAAACGGGAAACGCCTGTCGTTGGGATGTTTGGTACAGGTATCGAGGCTTATGGACCCCGCCCAACGCACTGCGACCGCCGTTGCCGCCCCGTAACTGAGAAACTCAACGCTCTGTCACTGCGCTCAGGTTCTCACCCTCGGGTGAGGGCTGAAGGTCACTCGCCATCGCGCACGGCCAGCTTGTGCGCACGCTTGAGCATGCGGCTGAGCTGGGAGTGGTAGTCCTCGGGCTGGCGGCGCACGACGCGCATGCGGGCCGAGTCAGGAATGTCAAAGGCACTGCTGTAGCGCTTGCCGTAGGTGCGGCCATGGCCATCGACCAAGCGATAGCCGACAGGGAATACCCCGGCCAGGAAGCCTTTGAACTGCCGGGCCTGGCGTGCTGGCTGCTTGCGGTCGCCTGCAGGCGCGGTGCCCACGATGTGGCGCAGCCGCGCGCGGGCGAGGGCGCGGTGCTCGTCGTATGCCTTGCCGTCCCATACGTATTGCAGGCGCCCATACCAATCACGCCGCCAATACCCGCCGGGGCGGGGCACTGATAGACGGGGTCCGTTGCCGATACGCATGGTCAGGCAACCAAAGCCAACTTACGCGCTGCGGTCTGCACAGCAGCACCGCGCCCACTGTTGGCGTTGTGCTTGGCCTCATGGTAGGCCGTGCCGTCCACCCATTCTTTCTGACCGGTGCCAGGGATCAGCACGTAGACGCCGACGGCTTCTCGGATGAACTTGAGCGGCTTCAGGATCTTGGCCGGGCCCAGCTTGGCATAGGCAGAGTCCTTGGCCTTCTTGATTGCACTGCGGGGATCGATCTTGGTTTTGGGCATTTTGGTAGCTCCAGGTGGTTAGAAAAACAAAAAGGCCCCTTGCGGAGCCACTTTGTTTCTCGCCCTGTTGCCAGGGCAGTCGGTCGTTTCTTGTCTTGGCCTCCCGGAATGCCTCACCGCCGTATTGAGCCCCAGCGGATGGACTTCGCAGTGCCTTGGTTCACGGATGCCTCCATCCGCGGCCCTATCTCGTTCGCGTTGCCTGATCCCATCCAGGGGCAGAGCGCTACTAGCCTTCGCACCGACAGCCTTTTGTTTCCCGAGAGCTGACCCCGAGGCCACTGTGTTTAACCAGCCGTGACGACTGGAAGAACGTGTCGGTGGCCGGTCGATCCCGTTTCACCCTTGCCGCTCGCTGTTGCGTTTGGCTTGGGTGAATTATCACGAACGTGTTCAATCAAGTCAACACGTTTGTGATTGGGTGTGAGAGAAAAGTTAAAAAATTTCTGATCGAACTAGGTCGAGGCATTCGCGAGCCAGGTCGGCGGCATGAAGAAGGTAGGACTCGCGGACTGGGGCGGCCAAGCTATGAAAGGAGGCGCCCGATTCGGTTGTGGTGTGCTGCAGCATGGCCTCCAGCGCGGAGAGCTTCCTGGTCAGCGTATCGGCGGTGTCAGGGTTCACAAGCCCCCCAATATCGGTTGGCTGAGCTTGTTGGGGGCGGAGGTTGGCAGGCCTGTGGTGCGGCTCGGCCGGCTGTGACAAGCCGGATCGATGATCAACATTTGAATCCCTGATGGTTGTATGAGGAACCATTTTTACAAGATGTCACAAGACCAAGCGCCCGAATCGGTCAAAAAAAGTGGTTCATTTTTTCAAACACGACTGCGTGATAAATTGTCACAATGGGATCATTTCGGTTGCTTGGTAGCACTTTCCAATCTGGTCCGTTTTTGGGCTTCATTGGCAATGCTTTGCTCAAGGCGAAACCAAATTTCCGCATTGAGGCTTCGCTTGTTTTTGTCGGCTTCTACCTGCAGATGATCAATCAATTCGGAGGGGATTCGGATTGATCTTGCGGTGAGTTTGGGGGCTTCTTTCATGGTCACCTCGATGAACCAAAGCGGTTCATTCTGATGACTGTAAACCAGCGCATGGCACCCAGGCAACACGAGGTTTAGATTCAACCTTGCTGGTTTAAGATGAACCGATGCGAGATCTCCAGATGAAAGTGCGCCTGACCGAGGCAGAAAAAGCGCGCCTTGAAGAGGCTTGCAAGGTCAGCGGTCGCTCAATGAGCTCCGAAATCGTCACGAGGGCCATGCTTACCTTCACCCTGGAGGATGCGGCCAAGGAAGGATTTACTAGGCCCCTGGGCCTGGCCAAGGCCGAGATTGTTAAGATCGTGGACGAAAGACTGCGGCGATTGGGGGCGGGGCGGCTGGCAGAGAGTGAAGGCCACGAACCCCAGGAATAAATCCCCCTCGCAAGTGAAAGGGGGATTCAATGAAGATCTTTTGGGGTGCCGCTTTGTTGGCAGTCTCCTGCCTAGCAAGGGCTGATGACTATAGTTCTTGTCTCATTGGCAATCTGTCTGGAGTTCAGAGCCAGCCAGCGCACTTGGCGGCCGTTCGGGTCTGCTTAGAGAGGTTTCCTGGCGGTTTCTATCAGGCCACAAAGGGTCTCGGTAGGGGGCTGCCGCTACTTACGCCGACATCCGATGAATGCACCGTTAAAAACGCAAAGTCAACGCTTTTTTCTGCTTCGGCCGCTTTGATTTCATCGGCATGCAAGTGTCTCTACGAGCCGGCTAGGTACAAGGGTGAGATGTGCGCCTATCCGCCTTTGGATTTAACCCACCAATTTACTCTAGAAACCGATAGGGCTTCCGATTCGCCAGGAAAGCCTGGTGGGTTGCCCTTTGCAAAAGAATCCGCGCAGGAAACACTTCAACGGTATGCTGATGGTGTCATCAAGCAATACCCATTCCTAGATCGCCCTGAGTACACCAAGGTGGTCAGCCTGATCGTTGCCGAAAGAGATCGACTGATGGCTCAAGGCGTGCCTGCACCCCAGGCGCTGCAGCGTGCCGCCGATGCGATAGCGCCGCAGTTTGATCCAGAAAAAAAGCGCTGAAACAGCTGATCCGAATTCACCGCCCGCTCAACGCGGGTTTTTCATTTTCGCGTCCTGGTTTGCAAGGTTCATTTTTGCGATATACAATCGCGGGCTTTTTGTTTTGGCCCAACTGAAAAACATCAATTAAATCAACAAGTTGCGCTTAACTTTTAATTGAATTTTTTTGTGGAAATAGGCTGACAAACACCCATTGACTCTGCTACATTCGCCACCGACCGCCTGACACATAACCAGTGTCCACATCGGCCAAGCCAAACAAAAAGCCACCAGACCCGCAAGGGCTTGGTGGCTTGGAGTTGGCTTTCGCCGCTTTGCTGGACCTTCTTCGCGGGACGACCAGCAGAGCTTCTGTAGTTACAGCCAGTGATTGTAGCGCGAGCAGCGCCATCGCCAAGCTGTTCGTTTGAACAGGACTTTTATGGGACAACTCATCCCCTTCAGTTTCGACAACAAGACCATCCGTGTGATCGCAGATGAACGCGGGGAACCGCTCTTCGTCGGCAAAGACATCTGCGATGCGCTTGGATATGCCAACCACAACGACGCCTTTACCCGGCATTGCAAGGGGGTCGTGAAACGCTACCCCCTTCAGACTGCCGGCGGTTTGCAAGAGGTGCGCGTTCTCACCGAGGGAGACATGTTCCGCCTAGTGGTCAACAGCACCCTTCCTGCCGCCGAGGCCTTTGAACGCATGGTCTTTGACGAGATCCTGCCGACGATCCGCCGCACGGGTGGCTACGGCCAGGCCCAGCAGAGCAATCCGATCGCTCGCGTGATCGAGGCGGCAGGTGCCTTTGACCCCCTGATGAAGATCGCCCTGGCAATCGGCTGTGACCAGAACACTGCGGCCATCTCAGCGAACCAGGCCATCGCCAAGCTGACCCACGTCAACCTGCTGGAGACCATCGACAAGACCCATCTTGTCGCACCGAACCAGGAGGCTGTCTACCTGACCCCCACCGAAATTGGTAAGCAGGTTGGCATCAGCAATCAGAAGGTCAATGCCAAGCTTGCCCAGCTCGGGCTGCAGATCAAGGTCGGAGGCCATTGGCTTCCTACGCCGGCAGGACGCGAGTTTGCCCGAACCCTCGACACCGGCAAGCGGCATCATGATGGAACACCAGTCCAGCAGGTAAAGTGGGCATCGACCGTGATCGACCTGATCGCAACGGCTCAAGCCGCGTAACTCGCAACTCAGCCATCGCCAAGCCCGCCCTGAGCGGGCTTTTTTATGAGTCCGATTGATTCCCGAGGTGCTGACTGGCGGAAATCAGTGCTTCAAGCGTTTTGGCGGCATCGGCTGAGCTCATAGTGCCGGCGGCCCACTTCCCGAGGGTGGCGCGGCCAGCCGCCTGAATTTCTGGCGTCATTTTTGCCAGGTGCATATCCAAGGCCCCCAGGCTTTGCAGCATGCTTGGCGAGTCTTCCTGCTGGCTGGGCGCCTCATTGCCACTTCGCGGTGGCGCGCCCGTTTTTAGCCAGTCAGGGCTTACCCCCAGAGCTCTTGCAATGCTGAGCAGCTCGCGGGGCTCATCTCGTATTCCGGACTCCACATTCCCAATGGTGCCCTGGCTCACGCCGGCGGCAGACGCAAGCACGCCTTGAGACCAACCTTTGGCCTTGCGTGCTTCCCTCATGCGTGAACCGATCGTTTCCATATTTGCTATCTTGACAACACGATGGTGTTTGCAAATCAATCACGAACGTGATAAATTGCGGCTCCATGAACATACTCGACACCGCAATCCAAGCCGAAGGGGGCGTTGGCAATCTCGCCAAAGCCTTGGGTATCGGTCAATCGAACGTCAGTAACTGGCGTGGGCGCGGCATCCCCCGTGGGTGGCAAACCGTGCTGCTTGACCGATACGGACCCAACAAGACCCAGGCGGCCGATGGGAAGAAGCGCCGGGCCAGAACTCAACAAACGATCGGGGCCTGAGATGGCATCTCTCGCAATCCTCATGCCTGGCGCCCATCGGCTGGTCAGCTTTACCCAGCTCACAAGCCCATTGCTCGAAGCATCAGCTCGGTCACTTCCCGTGTCTCGTCGCCCATCAGCTGAGACAGGGCTGCCGACACCCCTGGTGCGGTTGCTTTCTCTGCTCGATCGCGCCGGCCCTGGGCCCACTGTTCCAGAAACACCGATCCGCCTGGAGTTGTCGCCAGCTGAAGTGCGAGCTCTTGGGCTGCCTGCAGGTGGATCTTCGAAGCGAGCTCTCTCCTGATGTTCGCCATCAATTCTTCCGTCAATGGCGCCGTGGGCTTGATTGCCAGATCCATGAGCGTTTCCTTTTCCTTTTTTCCCAGTGAGGCCTGAATGAGTCACTCCGACCAAAGCCAAACCCCTGCTGGATTCTTTGCCAGAGGCGACCGCGCCACGGCTCAATCCAACGCCGAATTGCGTCAGCAGGTGCCCGTTGAGCTGCTTCAGATCTTTGATGCAGTCTCGATCGCCCGAAACATGCCCCGGCACGAACTCGTGCACCAAGTCTTGGCGAAGCAGGCTGATCAATGGATGCATGAGTCAACTTTGCTTCAGCGAGTCACGCGGGGCAATCCGGCGTTCTCGGAAGCCGATGGAGGTGACCGCGCATGAGCCTCATCTACCCGCACAACCTCTCGGTTGAGGCCATGGCCCAGCGCGATGCCCTTGATGCCCACCACGGCCATGCCGTGAGCAACCCTTACCCCGTTTGCCATCCAGACCACCACGTCTGGCAGGCCGCCTTCAATTCCCGCCTGCTGGAGTTGGGGCATGCACAACTTGTCGCGGAGGCCGCATGAAGCTGTATTGGCAATCCCCGATGTTCTTCCGCCGTGGCGGCCTGTTCCTCAAGGTGGGCAACAAGCGCATGCGCCTCATTCCATGGGGGCCGGTATGAACGCCTTCGTCCGCTCCGACAAGCCCAGCGTCATGAACAACAGCCAGACCCGCAAGCGCGAAGCCTGCATCCGGCTGCACCTGGGCCGGCCCGACTACCTCAAGCCGAAGAACGCCGGGAATTTTTCAATTGACCCGAACCCCCAGGCCACGGTCGACAAGCGCCGCGCGCTGGTTTACGGAGGCATCTGATGCCGCACCTCAACGCCTTCCAGTTGGTGCACCCCCGTGGGCCAGATGCCCCCGCCGCCATCCCGCTGAATCCGAATGGCCTTGGCCGATCTGTCGACCAGTTGACCCTCGATGGGTCGCTGATCAAGACCTGGCCAACGCTGATGACGGCCGCGCGCTCCATCTCGCCCACGGCGCCCCGGTCCTACCTGGGCGGTATCAGCAACTGCGTGCGCGGTGTCTCTCTCACTGCCCACGGGTTCAAGTGGCGCTATGCCGAAAGGAAGTCCTGATGGCCGGAATGGACTGGTTTCGCTGGCACCACGGATCCGTCACGGATCCCAAGTTTCAGTTGATTGCCAAAAAGACAAATAGCAATGCCGCCGAGGTCATCGCCGTGTGGGCCGTGTTCCTTGAAGCGGCCAGCCAGTCGGAGGAGCGCGGACGCCTCGGCAAAGTTGACTTTGAAGCAATCGACTGCCTTCTGGGCCTGGATGAAGGCCAAACCGATCGGATCCACGCAGCAATGACAGAACGCGGCCTGCTGGAGTGCGGCCTGATCTCCCGCTGGGAAAAGCGCCAACCAAAGCGCGAGCGCGAGGACAACACCAGCACTGAGCGCTCTCGCAACAGCCGTGCGCGCAAGTCAGCCATGGAGGCATGCAACACCGAAGCGCAGATCGCATCGGCCGAAGCCGCCAGCTCCGCAGAAGCATCACCATCCGATGCAAGCAACACCGATGCAACGCCATGCAACGCCACGCAACACCAAAACCAGCATGGCAGCACCAGCACCAACCAGGAAACACCTAGAGAAGAGAAGAGTAGAGAAGAAGAGATAAGGGAAACAAAGGAAGGGAGTGCTACACGCAAGCGTTCCGCACCACCTCCTGCACGACCCGACGATGTGACCGAGCAGGTTTGGGCCGACTGGATGGCGCTTCGCAAGGCCAAACGAGCGCCGGTGAGCGAAACCGTTTTGTCCGGCGCCAGGTCCGAGGCCACCAAGGCTTTTCTCTCGCTCGACCGATTTTTGGCGATCTGGTGCACGCGTGGCAGCCAGGGCCTGCAGGCCGACTGGCTTCGGCCTGAGGAATGTGGTCGACCCGTGGCAAGTCAGCAAAGACCAGTTGCTGCCGAGCCGGCTTGGAGGACCGAGCAGCGCCTGCGAATGCAGCAAGCAGCCCCGGGCGTCGCAGCGCGCCCCATGACCCAACCCCAACAACCCGATTTCATTGACGTGGAGGCCCATGATGCCCATGCCGCTCGCTTGGCTTGACCGAATTTTTGACAAGTTGACCGTGACCTACGGATCGGCATTCTTGGATCGTTGGCGTGATGTGGACATCGCCAAAGTGAAAACCGATTGGCTCGATGTGCTTGATGGCATGGAAAAGCACCCAGAAGCAATCGCCTTTGCGTTGCAGAACCTGACCGAGAAGCCTCCCACCGTCATTGAGTTTCGAAACCTGTGCCGCCGTGCGCCGATGCCCGAGGCTCCTCGCCTTGAGGCGCCGAAGGCTGATCCCGAACGTATCAAGGCCGAAATCGCCAAGCTGGGCCCAGTGCGCGAAGCTGTCATCCGCACCGGAGGTGCCGATCCAAAAGCCTGGGCGAAGCGCCTGATGGACCGCCACAACGCTGGTGAGAAGCTGAACCCCATCCAGATTCGATTTGCCCGCGAAGCGTTGGAGCCAGCATGAGCCCGAACCAAACCCCGACCGCGCGCCAGATCTGCACCGGCTTGGTCAACGCCCAATTTCAGGCCCAGCAGCACGCTATCTGGCTTCGGACCGCCCAAGGTATTGATGCCGATGTGATCGGCCGCTCTGCGAATGCCTGGATTCAAATTCGGGCCGATTTGCAGGCTGCCCTGGCCCGGAATTGCGCCGCCAACGATTCTTTGCTGGGGGTCATGTGACATGCCTGACCTGCAAAAACTGGGCTCCAAAGGAGTCCCCGCCAATGGCTCGACAGGGCTTTGCGCGCTGCACGCTGGGCCCGGCCTGGCGCTTTCTCCCGACCGACGCGGTTTGCAAGAAGCAGGCCCCGTTACCACCCGCCCAGGAATCTGCCCGCGTTCGGTGGGCCGCCGGGTTGTTCAAAGAACCAAAGAGCAATGGGGGCTGAAATGAAGCGAACTGTGTTCCCGAAAGAGATCCAGTGCGACGGCAAGCACCGGTTTGACAACCGAGGCATGGCCGCCAAGGTGGCCAAGCGCCGCCGCCGTGGTGACGACACCCGCCTGGAGGCGTATTCATGCGCCCACTGCGGCGGCTGGCACCTGGGTCACACTGCGTCCCACTTGCCGAAGTCGGCAACGCTGCTGCGTGGCGGGAGGCCCCGGGCATGAGCGCGCTGACCATCTCCCTGCCGTGGCCTGACCCGGCCCTGAGCCCGAACCGCAAGAACGGCAAGCACTGGACCGCGGTGCACGACATCAAGACCCGGGCCAAGACCGATGCGCATTACCTGACCATGGCCGCCATGGCTGAGCAAGGCCTGCCCGAGTTCGCGCCGCAGATCCCGCTGACCCTGACGTTTCACACGCCCGACCGCCGCGCGCGGGATGCCGACAACCTGCTGGCCGCATCCAAACCCCTGCTGGATGGCATGGCCGGGGCCCTGGGCGTGGATGACAGCCGATTCGAGCCCATCGTGATCCGCCGGGTGGCTGGCAAGCGACCGGGCGCCCTGGTGGTGGAGGTGGGCCATGTCTGACGATCAGATCGACCCGACATCAGCAGTCGAATACATGCTGCGCACGGCCTCGCGCCATGCCAAGGCCAAGGCCGAGCGCGTCTACCTGGAGCAATTCAGGAAGTCCAAGAAGGCCATCCTGATGAACGACTGCCAGGAGAAAACGGCCGCCGCCAAGGAGCAGTACGCCTACTCGCACCCGGACTACCTGCAGCTGCTGGACGGCTTGCGCGTGGCCGTTGAGTCCGAGGAAACCCTGCGCTGGAAGATGGTGGCCGCCCAGGCCAAGGTCGAAATCTGGAGAACCCAGAGCGCGAACAACCGTGGCGTGGATCGGGCTGCAGCATGACCGCCAAGAAATGCCTTTTTTGTGGCGCTGCTGCCAGCCTTTTGTGCGACAGCTGGATTGGCTGGGAACGCAAGCGCGGCGAGCTGGCCAAGGAAGCGCCCAACCTTCTGACCGTGCCGTCTTACCTGGTGCCGATCAAGTACCGGACCCGACATACTTGTGACGCGCAGCTGTGCAGCGCTTGCGCGGTGCCGGGTGGAAAGTTTCACGCGACGACGAGTTACGGAGTCTTCTTTGACTCCTACGACTATTGCCCAGGCCATTCGCGCGGCAACCTCCGGCGCGAAATCTCCGGCCTGCAAGCCCAGGCCATCCGTACCGAATGGAAAGCTCAGGTCCGGGCCAGTCAAGAGCGTGCCAAGCCAACCAATCCCCAGATGGGTCTTTTCACAGGGCTGATGGCATGAAGCGCACCCCCATGAAGCGCACCGCCTGGCCGCGCAAGATCTACACCCCGCCGCCGGCACCGGCCCCAGTCCCGGGCCGCCTGGTGAAGATGGCCGCAATCAACGACGAGCCGCCGACCGCCCGGGTCGACAAAGAGGAAGCCATCCAGCACCAGGGCTACATGCGCCTGGTTCGCTTGCTGCCCTGCGCCCACTGCGGAATCGAGGGATACACCCAGTTCTGCCACACGGACATGGGCAAGGGCATGGGCCTGAAGACCGACTGCCGCCTGGGCTGGCCGGGCTGCGGGCCCCAGGACGGAAAACCCGGATGCCACCACCTGCTGGGCACCTCTGGCCGCCTGGGCCGCGAAGAGCGACGCCGCCTGGAGGCCGAATACGCCGCCCGCACCCGCCAAAAGATCAACGACCTGGGCCTATGGCCCAAGAACCTGCCCCAGTGGAGTGAGAAATGAGAGAGTACATCCGCGAATCAATCCTGGAACGCCTCGCCGCCGGCCCGGTGATGTATGCAGACCTTGCCGAAAGCAGAAACCGCGACTGCCGAGCACGATTCGGCCAGGTTTTCAACAGCTTGCGGGCCGATGGCCTCATAAAAAAGGTATGGATTGGCCAGTACCCGCACTGGGCCTTGGCTTCAGGTGTCGACGAAAACGAAGTGTTGATCCGCCGGATTGAAGAAAACAGCCGCCAGGACTCGGAAGGCTGCATCAACTGGCTTGGCTACGTCGATCCGAGGCGAGGTCCAATGATCCGCGTGGACCAGAAACCCCAATCAATCCGGCGCCTCCTTTGGGCAATGAACGGGCGGGAAGTGGACTATCAGACCACAATCCGCTGCTCCTGCGAAAACGAGGCCTGCATCAACCTCAAGCATCTCAAAAAGGGCTCTCGCAAAGACAAGGCCATTGGGCGCAAATACTCAATCGTTCACCGCAAAAAGCTGGCAGATGCACAGCGCGCGAACGGGAAAGCCAAACTGACGATGGAGCAAGCCCGCGAAGTCAGGGCCAGCGCCGAGACAAACCGAACCCTGGCAGTCAGGTTTGGCGTTTCCGAGGCCTTGATCAGCGGGATCCGCCGTGACAAATCGTACAAAGAGTTCCACGCCGGGCTATTCCCTGGCCAACAGCCAGCCAACAATCCACATCAGCAGGTGGCCGCATGAACATCTTTGCACTGGTCAATCGCGGCGTGCGCCTCTCCGGTGGCAATGAGGTCGACCGCCAGATCGAGAAGGCCCGCCAAGCGTGGCTAGACAAGCTCCTGATTGACGAAATCCGCGCCTGGGGCAGCGTCCAAGAGGAAGACATGGGCGCACTGACCGGCCTCCTGACTCTGCTGACGCTGGCCGGCATGGCTCACGCCCACGATGCCGGCACCGTGGAAACACCGCAGGTCCGGATCATCCGTGGCGCGATCAGCGCCGCCGAGCAGTGTGGCGCAGCCGGATCGGTCATCACCGCCGAGCACGCCCGCGCATTCAGCGCTGCTTGCACGCATGCTCGAGCCGCCATCAAGGATGCTTCGCCGGCCGCCATCCAGCACGCCGCCCTGTACCTCCACAACCTGGCCCACCAATGACCCAACATGCCCAACCAAAAAAGGACTGAACTGATGGACAACACCACCAAAAAAGCCCCGAGCACGGGCCAGATCATCATCAGCGCGATCGAGAACCTGCACGCCGAAGGCCAGGTCATCACCCATGACACCATTGCCGCCGCCACGGGCTTCAAGCTCACAATCGTGAACGACCACGTAGCGCGCCTGCTGGATGACGGCAAGATCCACCGGGTGGCCCGCGGTGTGTTCGTGCCCGCCCTGGCAGCCCCGCCGGCCCGCCCCATCAGCGCCACGATCCTGACCGGCGGCATGGTCAAGCTCGAAATCGGGGACATCTGCCTGGACCTCTGGCCCGAGGAGGCCCGCGCGCTGGGGGCTTTGACGGCCGGGCAATTCGTCCGCTTCGCCAACATCCAAGACCGCACCGAGACTCAGGCGATGGTCACAGAGATGGCCATGGAGATGAAGAAGATGCGCCGGGAAATCGCCGCGCTCAAGCAAGAGCCGGATCCTGATCAGATTGCGCTGACGCTGTAGCCACAAGCCTGCCACTGCAGCGGGCTTTTTTCATGGGACTACAAAAAGTTCTTGCAATAGTTCAGTTACTACACTACATTACACCCATGGACAGCGCGGTGCGGTCCGGAAAATGGGAGAGATCAAATGTTCACAGCACAAAACACCAACGGCTTCAACGCAGCAGAACTTGCCCTGATGAACGAAGCTGTCAGCGCCCTCATGGCCCAGGGCTGGGACGAGAAGGACGCCAGCGATCTGGTCAACAACAATTTCCAAGATGGCGCAGATAACACCGTCGAAACCCTGACGCGCCATTGAACCAATGCCGAAGATTGATTGCAGGGTGTGCGGCAAAAAATTCCATTTCCTGCCCACGCACCTGAATCGAACTCACGGAATCTCTGCCGATGAATATCGGCTCGAATTCAAGATCCCCGCTGGGCAGCCGCTGTGTAGCCCAGAGTACAGCGCAGCACATCAGGAAAAAATTCGGAGAATGCAAGCCAACGGGGCGATTTCTTACGATCATTTGCCTGCTGCCACTGAGGCGGCCAAAAGCCGGCCCCGTGTTGAACGGGTGGACCTGGCAAAGCAGGCCGAGCGCGCACGGATGATTCCCCGACAACAATTCCAGCCAGGCGAAAAGCGGGCTGATGGCCGCGATGCTGATCGAGCGAGGGAATATCAGCGGGCATGGCGGGCCAAGCAGAAAGCAAAAAAATGACCTCTGACGACCTCCGAGCATGGCAGGCCCACATGGGCTACACATACGAAACGGCCGCAGCCGCACTGGGGATCAGCCGAAGTGGATACGCCAAGCTCATATCAGGCGAAAGCCCCATAGACCTGCGCACGGCCCTTGCCTGTGCTGCCATTGTGAAAAAGATCCCGCCCTGGCCACACACCAAGTGACCTGACCGAAGCCCACCGATGCGTGGGCTTTTTTCATCCCCCCTCTGGGGTTCGCTCGAAACGGGCTGAATCGGAATGATCCTGGTCTATGAGTGCACCAGATCAAACCCAATCCATTCTCAAAACTCTCAATATTGATGAGCTGGAGAAAAAGAGCGCGGAATTGCTCGCGTCTGGGCAGCACGACCACTTCGTCGAATCAGACATCGTTCAAGCTTTCCGGGAAAGCATCTCGTGCGGCATCTTTGATGAACGGTTGCGCATGGGTGCCGCCGATACGGTGGTGTACGAGATGCCTTTCAAGTTCGGGCGCGCGGACATCGTGATTTTCCACATTGACGGCAGCGCTACTGTCATTGAAGTCAAGGATGGCGCAAAAGGCTACAAGCATGTTGTTTCCGGCATAGGACAGGCTGGGCTATATGCGGCCCAGTTGGCAATGAGCCAAGGCGCCATCAAAAGGGTGCGGAAATGCTTGTTGTGGACATCGGCAGGCAGCTGCGAGGTGGATGGAGTCATTGAGATCACCTGCGAGCAGGCCAGCGTGATTGCATTGCCATGGCAATCGACGGCAAGTCTTGCTGCCACACGCAAGGCCATTATTCAGATGATCCTGGGCGAGGTGCGCTGACATGGCCGCGCCCAAAAAGATCGACTACGAGCGCATTGAGCCAGACTGGCGCGCCGGCATCAAAAGCCCGGCCCAGATGGCCGCCGAGTACACCGAAGAGACCGGCGTCAGCGTTTCTCATGCAGCAATCATCAAGCACTTCCGCAAGTTGGGCGTGCCCCGCGATCTGACTGCCAAGGTTCAGGCGAAAGCCGAATCCATGGTTATGCAGGCCATGGTTACTGGCAAGGTTACTGCAGAAACCACCGTCAAGGATTCGGTGATCATTGCCCGCGGCGCCGAGGATGTTGCGAACGTCAGGATCACGCACCGCCAGGACATCAACAAGGCCAGAGGGCTGGTCATGGCGATGTTTGACGAATTGGGCGCAGAGATGGGCGTGTTGCCTGACCTGCTCGAGCTGGGTGAAATCATGCGCCGCCCTGACAAGAATGGCGTCGACAAGCTCAATGATCTGTACAACAAGATCATCAGCCTCCCCGGCCGGGTGGATTCTGGGAAGAAGCTCACCGAAGCACTCAAGAACCTGATCGGCCTGGAACGCGAGGCCTACGGGCTCAGCGTGGAGAAGGAAGGCGAGAGCCAGCCAGGCGGCAAGTTCTACCGCTCAAGCCAGGTTCTGACCGATGCCGAGCGGGCTGTGCGCCTGCATGCGCTGCTGAACAAACAGCCGGGTGCTGACGCGAAATGACCGTTGCAGCCCCGAGCACGGATGTGCTGCTCTCGCGGATCAAAGAGATGACGGCCGAGGAAAAGGCCGCACTCGATGAGCTGATCCTGACCGAGGACGCACCCCTGTGGCTGCCCCAGCCCGGGCCGCAGACCGCTGCCTACGAAACAAAGGCCGACATCGTTTTCTACGGTGGCGCGGCCGGCGGCGGAAAAACAGACCTGCTGCTGGGCCTGTGCCTGACCAGCCAAGAGCACAGCATCATTTTCCGGCGCGAGGCGGTGCAACTCACAGGCATCGAAGAGCGGATGATGCGCATCCTTGGCTCGCGCAAGGGCTACAACTCGCAGGATGGCCTTTGGCGCCTGCCGGGCGACCGCGTGATGGAGTTGGGCAGCGTCAAAGAGCCCAACGACTGGATGAAGTACCAAGGCCGGGCCCACGATCTCAAGGGCTTTGATGAAATCTGCCACTTCACCGAAACCCAGTTCCGCACGCTGATCGGCTGGCTGCGCTCTGACAAGCCGCACCTCCGGCAGCGGGTGGTCTGCGCCGGCAATCCTCCCACAAGCGCCGAGGGCGAATGGGTGAAGCGCTACTGGGCCGCCTGGCTCGACCCGCAGCACCCGAAGCCGGCCAAGCCCGGCGAGCTGCGCTGGTACGTCACGGACGAGAAGGGCGAAGACCTGGAGGTGGCCGATTCTGAGCCGGTCATGGTGGGCAATGAGCTGGTGAAGCCGCTCAGCCGCACGTTCATCCCGTCCAGCGTCTCCGACAACCTGTTTCTGAGCAGCACCGGATACCGCGCGAAGCTGCAGGCCCTGCCTGAGCCCCTGCGCTCGCAGATGCTCAAGGGCGACTTCAACGCCGGCGCGGCTGATCCTGCTTGGCAGATGATCCCGACCGAGTGGGTCAAGGCTGCCATGGCGCGCTGGACCGAGCGCGTGGAGAAGGGCCCCATGACCTGCATGGGCCTCGACCCAGCCCGGGGCGGCCTGGACAAGAGCAGCGCGGCCCGGCGCCACGGCAACTGGTTCGACAAGATCGAATCCATGCCCGGCGCTGTCACGTCCGATGGCCCCAAGGCTGCCGCCTTTGCCGCCGGCCTGGTGCGCGATGGCGCCGTCATCTGCGTGGATGCGATCGGAATCGGCTCCAGCGCCCTGGATTTCATCAAGGGCCTGGGCCTGAACGTGTTCCCGGTCATCAACTCGGAATCGTCCGACTCCCTGGACAAGGCCGGGCAGCTGCACTTCCGCAACCTGCGCGCCGAGGCGTATTGGCGCCTGCGTGAGGCCCTGGACCCGACCAACCCCAATCCCATCTACCTGCCCAACGACCGCGAGCTGCTGGGTGACCTCACTGCCGTTCGCTACAAGGTCGTGACCATGGGCGACAAGTCCGCCATCCAGGCCCGCAGCAAGGACGATATCCGCGAACTGCTGGGCCGCAGCCCTGACAAGGGCGATGCCGTGGCCATGACCTTCATCGACGCAGTGCCCAAGCCAGCCCAGGACAAGAAGAAGACCAGTTGGCGCGACCGCCTGCGCTCCCGCGGCACAAACAGAGGATCGGCCCAGGCCGCATAACCCATGAGCTCGAACACCTCACCCATCCTGGCCAAGGCCAAAGTAGCCGCCGACGACAACCGGGGCGCCCAGGAAAACTGGCACCGCTACCAGTACGCCAAGTACCGCGGCCACCTCGAATACACGGCCCAGGCCCGCATCCTCGAAGGCATGTACCTGGGCGGCGGCCGACAATGGACCGAAGAGGACAAGCAGATCCTCGAAGACCAGCGCCGGCCCGCCTACGAATTCAACGAGACCAAGGCCAGCGTCAACAGTGCGATCGGCTACCAGATCCACAACCGGATGGACATCGCATTCAAGCCGCGCGGCGGGGACGCTGACCAGACCACGGCCAACACCCTGAGCAAAGTGGCCATGCAGGTCGCCGACCAGAACATGCTGCACTGGCATGAGACCACGGTATTCAGCGATGGCCTGATCATGCGCCGGGGCTATTTCGACGTTCGCATGAACTTCGACAGCAACATCAAGGGCGACCTGCAGATCACCACGCTGGACCCGATGGACGTGGTGCCCGACCCGGATGCGAAGACCTACGACCCGGACGGCTGGAAAGATGTGACCGTCACCCGCTGGCTGAGCCTGGAAGAGATCGAGGAATTCTGGGGCGAAGAAGCCCGCCTGAAGGCCGAGGCCAGTGGCGACGAGTCAAGCGATTTCGGCTACCAAGACGGCGAAAGCGAGCGCAACAAGTTCGGCCAGATCCGATTCCCTGGTCAGTACGACGCGATCGGCCAGCAGGACAACGACCTCAAGCGATTCCGGGTGATGGACCGCCAGAAGTTCGTCTTCGAGCGCACCGACTGCCTGGTTTTCCCCGAGACCGGCGACGTGGTAGTCATGGAAACCCTGTCCGATGCGGAAATCGGCAAGGCCCTGATGGATGGCGCCGTGAAGGCCAAGCGCATGCGCCGCCGGGTCAAGTGGATCGTGTCCACCTACTCGACCACGCTGTTCGAGGACTACAGCCCGTACGACCACTTCACGGTGGTGCCGTACTTCTGCTACTTCCGCCGCGGTGAAACCCGCTCGATGGTGGATGACGCCATCGGCCCGCAGACCGCCCTGAACAAGGCCATCAGCCAGTACATCCATGTGATCAACACCAGCGCGAATTCGGGCTGGATCGTTGAAGACGAGAGCCTGGCCAACATGGATGCCGAGGATCTGGAGGAAGAGGGCGCCAAGACCGGCTTGGTGCTGGTCTACAAACACGGCAAAGCCAAGCCCGAAAAGATCACGGCCAACCAGGTGCCCACCGGTGTTGACAAGATGATCACCCACGCGGTGAACTTCCTGAAGGATGTGACCGTGCCCGACGCCATGCGCGGCACCCAGGGGCAGGAAGTCAGCGGTGTGGCCATCCAGACCAAGCAGTTCGCCAGCCAACAGCAGATGGCCGTGCCCCTGGACAACCTGGCCTACACCCGCCAGCTCCTGGCCAAGCGCATCCTGAAGCTGATCCAGCGCTACTACGACAGCTACCGCATCTTCCGCATCACCGAGCAAGACCCGGTGACCGGTGCCGATGTGGAGGCCCCGCTGGAGATCAACAAGTTCGACGCGGCCAGCAACTCCTACCTGAACGACATCACCATCGGCACCTATGACGTGGTGATCACCGAGCAGCCGATGCAGGTGACCTTCGAGAACAGCCAGTTCACCCAGGCCCTGGAGATGCGCGAGAAGGGCATCCGCATCCCGGACGAGACCGTCATCCGGTATTCCAACCTGGCGAACAAGCAGGACATCATCAAGGCCATGCAGGCCCAGGGCGAGCCAGCCGACCCGACGCTGGAGGCGAAGGCCAACCTGCTGAATGCCCAGGCAGAAAAGACCAGGGCCGATACCGTGGGTTCGTCGGTGACCGCGCAATTCAGCGCGATGCAGTCCGCCCAGGTCATCGCCGAGACGCCCCAAACCGCCCCGCTGGCCGACGCGCTCCTGCGCTCTGCCGGCTACCAAGACAAGGACGCCGGCCCCATCGTGCCCCAGGCCCCAGCAGGCCTGCCGCATGCCGGCATCCCCTCAAACACGGACCCACTCACGCCCGTGCATCCCGCTGTAGGCCTTGACCGGGGCATCGAGACCCTGGAAGCCGACAGCGTTCACTGACCACCACCACTGAAAGACCAATGTGAGCACCACCGAATCCAAAGACCCCGGCGCCCTGGCCCTGGCCCGCGTGGCCCACGAAACCACCCAGGCCTACCGCAACGCCATCGGCGACTTCAGCACCCACCAAGCATGGGAACTCCTGACGCCCCAGCAGCAAGACGCAGCCTATGCGCGCGCGTTCTTCTTCCTCAATAACCCCGATGCCAAGTTCACGGCTGTGCACAACGCGCTCGAACTGGCCGACGACAAGGAACGGGCTGCCGCGGCTGTGTTCCATGGCGTGATCCGGGCTATTTGCAGAGAGCAGGCAAGAGCATGAACACCACCGACCAAAACATCGAGGCTGAGATCCGGGCCAAGGGCGCCAACGTTGCGCCACGCATCACGCCGGCTGATATCGAGGCGCAGATCAGTGCCGAGTTCTACCTCAACGGATATGACTTTGCCGATTCCCCCAAGGCCGGACACATCCGCCACAACGACAACCGTGCAGATGAGCACATGCGGTTGCTGACCATGTGCGTCCTTGTCCTGAACAACGGCTACACCGTCGTTGGCCACTCGGCATGCGTCTCTGCTGAGAACTTTGATGTCGAAATTGGCGTGAAGGTGGCCCGGGCCAATGCAGTCGAGAAGATCTGGCCCCTCATGGGCTACGAGCTGCGCTCCAAGCTGGCCCAGGCCGCTCCGCTGACCCTGCCCGTCATCGATCAAGCAACCCTCAACACCAAGGAGTAAGCACATGGATTACGACCGCCAGGCCCAAAAGCAGCGCCGAATCACCCTCGAACAAATTCTTGTCCAAGGGGCGGCCTCCTGCATCGCCACATATCCCGACAAGGCCAGCCTCATTGCCCAAGGCATTCGCGACGCGCTGCGCGTGCTTCTGGATGAAGTTGATCAGCCCGAGTGCTCAACCAGGATTTCAGGCGAAACAAAGGGTTCTCATCCTGACCAACTCCCGGCGGAATCTCCCGTCGCCTGATTCACCAACCCACAAAGGAGAACTGACATGGCCTCCGCCGCAAATTCACTCGCCTACGACCGGACCGACTACGAGATTGACGAGGACGTTCGAACCCTGGCCCGGGCCGAACAGATCAAGTCGGACAAAAAGCGCTTTGCGGCTGCGCTCAAGCGCACCAAGGAACGCCTTGCAGAGCTTCAGGACGTCGTTGATGACGCCTCTGAGGACAAAGCCGAAGAAGCGGCCGAAGCCGCCGGCAAGTAAGCCACCAACCAGCCACCACCACTGAAGGAAATCAAGATGCCCGCCCAGAACTCTGAAGAAATCGTGATCGACACCACTGCCACCGTGGTGGACGACGACACCCTCACCGGCAAGGAAGACCGCGGCGATGTGGTCGACCCGGAACTGAGCGCCGAGAACCTGGAGAAGATCGCCAAGGGCGCCGCCGCTGATGGCGCAACCGATCCCGACGATACCGACCCTGCGCCCGAGGATGGCAATGCGGAAACCCGCAGCGCGACCGGCGCACGCATCCCCAAGGCCCGCTTTGACGAGGTGAACGAGCAGCGCAAGCAGGCCCAGCGCGAAGCAGAAGAAGCCCGGGCTGAGACCGAGCGAATCCGCGCTGAAATGGAGGCCCTGCGCCGCGCGCCCGCATCCGCTACGGCTGCCAGCCCGGCCCCGGCCGCACCCGCCACACCCGCCGCGCCGGCCTTCGATGTCAAGGCCCAGGAGCGCGCCTACGCTGAAGCCCTGCTGGAAGCTGACGTGGACAAGGCCATGGAGATCCGCGAGCGCATCAACGCTCACCTCTCGGCCGAAGCTGAGGCCAAGGCCACATCCCGCGTGACCCAGGAACTGACCGCCCGCCAGATGGCCGAGGCACTGGACCGCGCATCTGACCAGGCCGTGAAGGACTTCCCGTACCTGAACACGCCCGAAGGCGCCGACGCCCTGGACATCATCCTGGCTGCCCGTGACGCCAAGATCGCCCGGGGCATGCCGGCCCACGAGGCTCTGGCCGAAGCCGTCAAAACCATCGCTCCGAAGTTCGCCCCGGCCAGCGATACCCCCTCTGGGGACTCGACTGCGGCACCCGCTGCGCGTGACACTCGTTCCGCAGCAGCAGTTGCGCGCGGTGCGGCAGATTCCATCCGCCAACCGCCTCAGCTGACTGCCGGTGTAGGCGATCGAACAACAGCCGGCCGCGTCAACGTGGAAACGATGACCGACGCTGATTTCGAAAACCTCTCGCTTACCGAAAAGCGCCGCCTCCGTGGCGACATTTGATCGGTAGGACACCCAGGGCCGGCGGGCCTCACCACCTCGCCGGCCGACATCTCCGGTGCTTTCGTCCTGGGTTGACGTGAAACCACCCGACGCCCTCGGCCGTCTCCCAAGCCGTGAATTCCGCAGTGGCTGCGTAACGCCTGAACCCCGTTTCGCAACACCACTTTCGGAGGGCCAACACCATGTTGACCAATTTCGCTGGGCTCACCTCCCAGCAAAAAATCGTTTGGAGTCGTGACGTCTGGCAAGCAGCTCGCGACCAGATGTTCATCAAGAAGTTCATCGGCACCGGTGACAACGCGATGATCCAGCGCATCACCGAGCTGACCAAGACCGAGCGCGGCGAGCAGGTTCTGATGTTCCTGGTGGCCGACCTGGTTTCTGATGGCGTGATCGGCGACAACGAGCGCGAAGGCAACGAAGAAGCGCTGCAGTCTTACAGCCAGATCATCAATATCGACCTGATCACCAACAGCGTCCGCAACAAGGGCAAGCTGTCCGACCAGAAGTCGGTGATCAACTTCCGCGAAACCGGCCGCGACCGCCTGGCCTACTGGCTGGCCAACCGCGTGGACCAGCTGGCCCTGCTGGCTCTGTCGGGCATCTCGTTCGCCTACATGAACAACGGCGCCGCCCGCGTTGGCTCCCCGTTCCCGAACCTGGCTTTTGCTGCTGACGTGTCGGCTCCCTCGTCCAACCGCGCCCTGATGTGGAACGGCTCGGCCCTGGTGCCCTCGGTCACCGGTTCGGTCACGAACGCCTTTGTGCCCTCGTACAAGATGATCGTGGACGCCGTGGCCTACGCCAAGAGCCACTACATCAAGCCCCTGATGTCGGGCGGCAAAGAGTACTACGTGATGCTGGTCCAGCCCGGCACCCTGGCCGCCCTCAAGAAGGACAGCGACTACCAGCGCGCCGTGACGAACCTGGCCCTCAAGGATGGCCAGAACTCGCCGTGGTTCACCGGTGGCACCGTGACCATCGATGGCGTGGTGATCCACGAACACCGCCTGGTCTACAACACCAAGGGCGCGGCCTCGGGCTCGAAGTGGGGCTCCGGCGGCACCGTGGACGGTACCCGCACCTTGCTGTGCGGCGCCCAGGCCCTGGGCATGGCCGACATCGGCGTGCCGGAATGGAACGAGAAGATGTTCCAGTACAACAGCCAGTCCGGGATTAACGTAGATAAGATGTTCGGAGTAGTTAAGCCCCGATTTTATAGTATTTACGACAAATCTACCGAGGATTTTGGCGTGCTCGCCATCGACCATTACTTGCAATAAGTCTGGTAATCGTCATGCGAATCTGCACCATTCCACTGACGCAAGGGAAATCAGTTTCCGTCGATCAAGACGATTACTGGTTTCTCAAGATATTCAAGTGGCACTTCGACAATGGTTATGCAGCAAACACCGATCTTGGTCACATGCATCGTTGGATCATGAAGCCAGGCCCTGGAATGTTTGTTGACCACATCGACGGCAACCGCTTGAACAACACTCGGGCGAATTTGCGGGTGGTGACGCCTCAGCAAAATCAATCGAATCGGCGCAAGGGGAATGGTGCCTCCAAATATGTGGGGCTTGCCTGGGAATCAAAATTCAGCCGCTGGAAAGTGACTGTAATGCACGAAGGCAAGTCTCATTATGTTGGCGTATTCCGTGACGAAATCGAGGCCGTGAAAGCCTACAACCAAAAGTCCATTGAATTGCGCGGCGATTATGCTGGCGTGAATGTGATTGATGGTTATACGAACGGTGTGGAGTTGGCCAAACCCAAGTCCCATCGCTTCAGCCGCAAGGCCGCAAGCCTTGCCACCAGTTAACACGTTTCAAGGAGCCGATCATGGCCATCAAGAAAGACTCTGGGCGTCAGCAAGTCGAATCCGCACTGCTGACCATCAACTTCGGCGACCCGACTGCCTACGGCACTGCCGAAGACGCGATTGAACTGCCCCCGGGCGCAATCGTGGTGGGCGGCGACATCACGGTCGACACCGCTTTCAACTCGACCACCAACACGATCACGCTGGGCGATGTGACCACGGCCAACCGCTATGCCAACGCGGTTGACCTGAAGACCGCCGCCCGCACTGCGCTGACCGTCACCGGCTTCACCACCACCCCCACCGAACGCTTTGTGCGCGCCAACCTGGCCCAGACCGGCGGTGTTCCGACCGCTGGTTCGGTTCGCATCCGCGTGGACTTCGTGGTCAAGGGCCGTGCACAGCACGCCTGGGGCACTGGTCTGTAAGTTCTGGTTTTCAGTGGCCATGGTGGCCTTTCACACCCGGCGGATTGATCCCCGCCGGGCTTTTTGAACCGCAGGAGATCCATCGTGAAATTCAAAAGCTCCACTGGGCAAGACATCCACATCGCCCTGACCTCTGGTCACACCCACCTCATCCCCGGCGACAGCGACGAAGGCGTCGATGTGCCCCCGATCTTCGTCAAAGAAGCCCTGGCCCGCGGTGCAGTTCCTGCTGACGTGGAAACCGCCGAGCCCAACCCCGGCAAGACCGAGAGCCGCAGCGACCTGATCAAGGCCGCCATCGAGGCCATGCTGGACGGCAGCGATGAATCGAACTTCACCAGCGACGGCAAGCCCAGCCTGGTGAAGCTGCGTCAGCGCGTGGGCTTCCAAGTTGCCCGCGAAGAAGCTGACGCGATCTTCGAGCAAGTCACCTCGGCCAAGCCCGAGTAAGCGGCGCGCGCGGCCATGCAGGTTTCTGACTTCATCAGCCGATTCCGCCTAGAGCGGATGGATGCGGCCGCGCCGTATCTGTGGTCTGACGCTGAGATCGTCAACTACCTCAACGAGGCAGTCAACGAGGCCTGCATCCGCGCCCGGTTGATCGAGGATTCGGCCACCACGGCCGTTTGCTCCGTCACCCTTTCTGAAGGCGTGGGCACCTACACGCTGCACCCCAGCATTCAGCACGTGGACCGCGTGGTCTGGAATGGCGCGGCGCTGGATCCGAGCGACCTGGCGCGCGAAGATGCTGACGATCTGCGTTGGTCCACCAGGATCTCCAGCCCCCTCAGATACCTGACCAACGGCACCAACCAGCTCACCGTGGTGCCGGCACCGAATGCCGTGGCCATCGCGGCCGACTCGGCCCTGCACCTGACCGTGAAGCGCATCCCCTTGGTGGACCTCGACCCCGCCGTGGGCACAGGCGTGCCGGAAATCCCCGCGGTGTACCACCCCTTGCTCAAGGACTGGATCTACCGCTGCGCATACCTCAAGCAGGACGCCGACACCTTCGATGAGGCCAAGGCCTTGAAGTTTGAAGCGGCATTTGAAGCGTCGTTTGGCGAGCGGCCGAACGCCAACACCCAACGCCGGCGCCGTGAGCGCCGATCGCACCAGGTGCGGTCCATCACTTTCTAAGGAGCCGCCATGGCAAACGCCCTGTACCCCAAAGGCAAAGAAAAATTCCTGTCGGGCTCTATCAACATCCCGACCGACACCATCAAGGCGGTGCTGGTCTCCAGCGCCTACACCTATTCGGGCTCGCATGAATTCCTGTCGGACCTTGGCTCGAGCACGCTCAACACTGCTCAAACCCTTGGGACCAAGGCTGTGACCAATGGCGCGTTCTCGGCTGCCGCTCCGACTTTCTCGGCCGTGACCTCTGGTGCCACCGCCCAGGCCGTGGTGCTCTACAAAGACACCGGCGTGGCCGGCACCAGCCCGCTGCTTGCCTTCATCGACACCATCACCGGCTTCCCCCTGGCCACGAATGGCGGCGACATCGCAATCAACTGGGACACCGGCACGTACAAGATCTTCAGCCTGTAAGAGGTCTCCATGGCTGGCGACGTCTACTGGGGCAACACCACTCTGCTGCTGCACTGCGACGATTCATCGTTCACGGACAGCAGCACGGCCGGCCACTCATACTCATCCATTTCCGGGGTCTCGCTCAATACATCAAACGCCTTGTTCGGTGCGGGCGCTGCGTATTTTGACGGGACCGGGACCGGGCTTTCCTTTGCTCATTCGGATGACTTCAATCTAGCGACGGGTGATTTCTTCATTGAAATTGCCGCCGAATTTCCGTCGCTCGGGAATTTTTGCCTGTTTCAAAAAGACCAGCACTACGGCAGCACTTTCACCAGCTACAGCCTATTTCTCAAGTCGGATGGGTCTCTGACATTGAGCGTTGGGACTGGAAATACCAACACCTCAGCGCAGGACGTGTCCACGTCGGCTAGCGTCGTAACTTCCGGCTCTTACCACCGCATTGCGGCAGGTCGATACGGTTCGTTACTGCTGATTTTTGTGGATGGGACGCTGGTACAAAGTGTCGCCCAAACAGCATCTCCGCAGGATGGTGGATCGCCGTTGGTCTTTGGGTATTTCCCCAGCGGCGGCACAAACAATGACTGGAAGCTGGTTGCCTACGTTGATGAGATCCGAATCACCAAGGGCGTGGCCCGAAAAACTGCCGGCTACACGGTCGATAGCGTCGCATTCCCCAACAGTGCGGCGATGTTTTCGGGAACGATCCTTGATGCATCAGGCTCTCCAGTCGTGCGGACTGTGAAGGCGATCCGTCGTGACACGGGCGCTTTCATTGCATCGGCAACCTCGAACAGCTCAGGGGTCTATTCGCTGACCACGAATTACGCAGGCGAGCATGATCTGATTTGCCTTGATTCCTCTGGATCACTGCCTGACCTGATCCTTTCGCGGGTGACACCGGTATGAGCTACACACCGCCGGCAGGCAATGTGGCAAATTTCTCCTGGGTGGGTGTGGCCTCGTACAGCCCACCAGCCGGGAATGCTGCGAATTTCGCATGGGCTCCTGCATATGTGGCCTCAGGGTTCACCAGCACAGCCTTTGGCACACCGCGGGCCAGGTTCAACCAGCAAGGGATGGCCAGCGGGTTCAAGTCGACTTCATTTGGCGCGGTCAAGGCCTCGTTCAAGCAGATCGGCACGGCTTCGGGTTTCACCTTGACGGCTTTTGGTACGCCGTACATCAATGGGCATCGCGCGGCTGGATTCTCAAACACCGCCTTTGGAGCGCCCTCGGCATCTACGTTTTTCAGGGCGCAGTCCCTGGGGCCGACTTCGGTTGTGCCCATGGCTTTCTATGCCTTCGCGCAGAGCCAGACAGCCAAGGGCTTTCGGCAGACCGTCATCGGTGCTCCGGTGGCGATTACTTCATCCCCTGCGGGGATCGCGCGACGGGCCCAGGCGCATGGGGCAAGCTCCACGGCTTTCGGCCTGGCCACCGCCGCATTCAAGCAGACCGGCACGGCCTCCGGGACCGCGTCCACGAACTTCGGCGCGGCCATGGCCTCGCGCGCTGGCTCTGCCGCTGGGTTTTCGGGCACCCACTTCGGTCTGCCCAAGGCAGGCAGGGCAGTGCGGGCGGCCGGGTTCTCTGCAACCCACTTCGGCCTGCCATCCGGGCGGCTCAGGCTGGCGGCCTCTGGGTTCAGCTCCACTCACTTCGGCATGCCGACTTGCGTCAGCCCTCGGCATCACGTGGCATACCCAATTCCGCCGCGGCACGCTTTCGGCCAGCCGGCAGCAACCTGCCGGATCCCGCGCGCGGCCTCAGGCTTCACGTCGACCCACTTTGGCGCCACCCGCGGCGCCACGAACTATCACGCACTCCACGCGCCTCCGACCGTTCGGTTTGGCCAGGCCCTGGTGCGCAGGAGCTCATGACATGCCAACCTTTGCCCAGTTCAAGGGGATCAACAACGTCCAGCCAAGCGAGCGCCTGGATGATTCCGAACTCGCCACGGCCACGGATGTCGATTTTGGCCTGAGCGGCGAGGCCACATTGCGCCGGGGCTTCACGCTTGCCTCAAGCTTGGCCCACCGGAATGTCTGGGAGGCTGATGGCTTCGTGCTGGCCACCGTGGCCGGCGATCTGACCAGCATCCTGCCATCGGGCGCCCGCACGGCGCTCTATCCATCCCTGGGCGATGATCGGGTTTGGTATGTGAAGCTGCCAGACGGCCGCGTGGCGTACAGCAACGGCCTGATCTCGGGCATCGTGGCGGCCAACGGCCTGAGCCAGACCCCATGGGGTGTGCCTGTTCCAGCCACCACCGGCGCGCTCACCGATGTGGCGGGTTCGCTTTTCCCGGGCGACTATCAGTACCAGCTGACCTATGTGCGCCTGTCCGATGGGCTGGAGGGCGGCCCCATTTACACCAACCCGGTGCCGGTGGCCCTGGGCGGCATCTTGCTGACCGGCCTGCCTCAGCTGACCGGCTACGGGATCAACGTCTATATCACCAGCCACAACGGCGGGGATGCGCACTTGGCGGGGATGACGCTCACGAGCTCATTCAGCTACCTGGGCCCAAACAGCAGCTTGGTGCTGCCATGCCGCACCGACTACCTGCAGCCGCCGCCGGCCGGCAAGCTCTGCGCAACGTGGCGCGGCCGGTCGCTGATCGCCGTGGGCAAGGTGCTGATGGCCTCGCGCCCCCACCAGCCCGAGCTTTTCGATTACCGCGAGGATTTCAAGCAGTTCTCCGACACCATCACGCTGGTGCAGCCGATCGAGGGCGATGGGATCTACGTGGGCACCACGGCGGGGCTCTACTTCCTGGCCGGGTCTGATTTCGGGGGGCTATCCATGTCCTCAGACCTCGGCGGCCCGGTTGTCCTGGGCTCCGGGGTCGCGGTGCCGGCCAAGCTGATTCAGGGCGGGCCGACCGAGGGCAGCGCCATGGTATGCATTGCCGGGCGCGTGCTCACTGCAGGATTTGCCGGCGGCTCGGTGATTCGGATCACTGAGGGCCGCTACGAATCGGGCGCTACGGGTGTTGCAGCCACTTTCCGGCATGCCAATGGTGTGCCTCAGTACATCGCGGTGCCCCAATGACCATGCCGATGTTCCTGACCTTCGACGGCGAGCCCATCGCCGGGAGAATCCCTGTCCAGATCCTGGCCAGCGGGGACATCAACGAAGACCAACTGAACGAACTCCGCGGCCACTATGGAGAATTTGATCGCCTCAGCCGGCTGTCGATCGCGCCACGGCAGACCAGGTACGTCTTTTTGTCCGATGGGTCGCCAGTTCGCCTTGAGCGGTTCTATGGGGTTGATCGGATCTTCGTTGACCCGGTTTTGGATGAGCAGAGCACCAACACGAACGCGCCCCTGGCCTATCCGGCCTATGTTGATCTGGCCTTTGCGCCGATCTTTGACCGCGAGGTGATTGACCTGGGCAGCATCAGTCCTTACCCGCCTGAGCCAACCTACCCGACACCAGCGCCGTACAGCGTTCCCGAGCCGGTGTTTGTTGGAACTCCAGGCGGTGAAAGCCTTGGGCTTTTGTATTACCACGTCGATTCCTGGGATCAAATCATTCCATCCGATCCGCCAAGATGGCGATCAGCATCTGTTTCGCTCAGGAACCTGAATCCTTACCTTGTAGAAACAGGGTATGACAGCGGTGGATTTTTCTATAAAAAGCTGAATGGAAAAATCATCCCCAGCACAGATCAGAATACCTTCTGGCGTATTGTTGATACGTTTGAATCGTCGGACTTCTATTCGCTGACGACACCATATTTGCTCTCTAGGAATGTCTTCTTCGGTTGGGAGGGTATTGATACTGCCACAAGGGATTTCTACAAACGCATTTTTCCAGATGATGGTGGCACACCCATTTATTCCGGGCCATACAACGATGTTGGTCGATCTGAAATATACGCAACTTTGACGGCGATGAAGGCCGCCGATGATGCTTCGTCGCTATCCATATCCCATGCAAACAGCGTTGCCTATGCGGCGTTCATTCCCGTGCATCTGGCCTGGGAGGCTGATCGGGCGGCCTACTACGCTGCGGACTATGCTGCTTGGCATTCCACCGTGTATCAGGCTTGGCTTGATGCATGCGCAGCGATTGATGCCGCCGGTGGCAGTGGCGCGGCCATCCTGAAGGCCTGGCGCACATCAGGACGTGGCGCTCAAATTTCTTCATTGACCACGTGGCTGGATACCGGGATTTCAAAACCCCACCTGGTGGCGCGCTACCTTTCGATGCCCTTCAACGTCAAGGGTGCGCATGCTGGCACGTTCTCGCTGCCGGCCGGAACCGACATTGGTCACGACCAAATCACCGACGCGACGGTGAACTGGCAGATCACGCACACGGTCACGAATGGCAATGTGAACACGGTGGCCAGCGAGACCTACTCAGACCTCTATGCCCAGACCACGATGGCGCTGCCCTCCGGCTGGAAGCTCGGCGGAAATGTTGCGCAGCCTGCCAACATCTTTGGCTGGCTGGCGAATGGGGACTATGTCCGCTACAAGCGGTTCTATCCCAATCACTACCTGGAGCCAGCCCAGACCCGGCCCGGCGACCTGAGCACCCTCACGTTCAGCACGGCCACCGGATACCCAGCTTTCGTCAACAGCGCGATCGCTGGCACCTCGGACACGACGGCGCGCATCAATTCCGACGCCTTCCTGCCGCCCGGCACGGTTATCACCCTGATCCAGCTTGAATATGAGGTCTATGACCCCTTCAGCCTGGCCTGGGTGTGGATGCCGTGCGTGGACCTGCGCAAGTACGACGCGATTTGGCTGAAAAGCCTGGGCGCCTACTCGGTCCCAGCCGTGCCCGATCCGCAGAGCGCCGGCACCTCGCCGCGAGCGGTTCGAGTTCGTCGGGTGCTTCGGACCACAAGAAATACTAACTGGACCTGGACCGCGCCCTCCGACGTACCCGCCAGCAAGATGCGCTCGGCCACCTTTCCGTCTTTCGCGCTGAACTCTCTGTGGGACAACTACCCGTGCACGATCGTGGCCGCCACGGGTCTGCACCCTGGCGCTGCCCCGCGCGTGGCCCAAGTAGGCCCATTTCCGTTTTCAGAGGTCACGGTTTTCCCCGAGATGGTCGGCGAAGGCCTGGCCGCGCTTGCATCCAAGTCCTGGACCTCAGACCCTTCGGTGCTCAACCTGACCGCCAAGGCCCTCAATCACGTTTACAAGGTCGCCCCATGAATGCCATCGTCCTGAATACGCTGACCGGCGCGGTGAGCGAATACACGAACCACTCGGTGAACTCGATCACGCCGAACTATGCGGGATCGGCCGCCGGCCTGCGCCTGCTGGGCGGCGCCACTGATGCGGGAACTCCCATCGTGGCCAACGTGGTCACCGGCAAAAAACTCTGGGGCTCCAGCCTCAAGAAATTTTTGAGCATGGTCTACCTGTCCCTGCAGTGCGCTGGCCGTGGCCAGTTGACCGTCTACGGCGCGGTCACCTCCTGGCCCTACATCTTCCCGGCCTTCGCCACCGGTGAGGCCAGATGTCCCACGGGCCGCGGCATCCGGGAGAACTACCTTGCGTTTGGGTACAGCAACCCGGACGGTGACTATTTCCGCCTTGACCAGATCGAGGTGCCCGTCTCTGAGTCCAAATCCAGAAGGATCTAAGCCATGACCACCACGCCTGCCCAATACGTCGACACGGCATTCACCAAGGCCCAGAACTATGCCGATGCGGCAAAAACTCAGCTCACCTCGTTTCTGAACGCGATGAGTGGCGCCATCTACACCGCGCCCACCTACAGCATCGAATGGACCCCCGTGGCCGAGCCCACGCCTGTGACCATCCCGACCGTGCCCGATGCGCTGGCCACCATCAGCAGCGACTTCAAATTTGATTCGACCCTGGCAGCTGGCAAGCCGGCGGCCCTGGACCTCACTGCGCCTTCGCTGACCGGCCTGTTCCCGACTTTCAGCGCATCCGCCCCCAGCCTGAGCATGCCCACGGCGCCCACGATCAGCATTGGATCCATCCCCACGGTTCCTTCTCTGTCGGCCGTGACCGTGCCCGATGCGCCAACGGTGACCATGCCCAGCACGCCCACGCTGATGAGCCTGAGCACTGTGACCTTTGGCGGGGTGAACCTGCACACGGACATGCAGGCCTTCCTGCAGACGGTGCCCACCTTCACCCTGGCCGCGCCAACACCCTTCACCCATTCCGTGGGCCCGGAGTACTCGAGCGCGCTTCTGACAAACCTGCAGGCCCTGATCAACCAGCGCCTGGCGGGCGGCACCGGTCTGCCGGCGGCTGTGGAGCAGGCCATCTGGGACCGGCTGCGCACCCGTGAAGAGGCGATCGGCGATGCCAACGTGACCGAGGTGATGCGCACGCATGAGGCCCTGGGCTTCCCGCTGCCTTCCGGCGCCCTGGCCGCCCAACTGCGCGCGGCCCAGCAGAGCTACTACGACAAGCTGTCGGAGGCCAGCCGCGACATTTCCATCAAGCAGGCGGACCTCGAGCAGGCCAACCTCAAGCAGGCCATCGAGCAGGGAATCACGCTGGAAAGCAAGTTGGTGGACTACTCCATGCAGATGGAGCAGCTGACCTTCGAGATTTCGAAGGCCTACGCAGAAAATGCCGTCTCCATCTACAACGCCCAGGTGACCGGCTACCAGGCGCTCCTGGCCGGCTACGAGGCCTACGAAAAGGCCTACAAGACCATCATTGACGCCGAAATGGCCCAACTCGAGGTCTACAAAGCCGAGCTGTCGGCCGAGCAGACCAAGGCGCAGATCAACCTCACCCTGGTGGAGCAGTACAAAGCCCAGATTGAGGCCGGCATGGCCGTGGTGGAGATCTACAAGGCCCAGCTGAGCGGCACCAAGGCCCTGATCGACCTCGAGGGCGCGAAGATCAGCGCGGCCGGCCAGCAAATCCAGGCCTACGTGGCCGGGGTGAACGCCCAGACCGCCCAGGTGGAGATGTACAAGGCTGGCGTGAGCGCCGAAGCCACCAAGGTGTCGGCCTACGAGGGCCAGGTGCGGGCCTATGCCGCCCAGGTCAGCGCAGCCTCCGAGCAGGCCCAGGTCAACATCAAGTTCTTCGAGAGCGTGGTGGCGGCCAAGGCCGATGAATGGCGCGCATGGGCAGCCCGGGTACAGGGTGAAACCGCCCGTGTCCAAGCCGTGGCAGCGCAATCCAGCGCAATTCTTGACGGCTACCGTGCGGCCCTGGCTGGCGTGTCCGCCCAGGTCGACCAGGATGTGAAGCACTGGCAGACCGCGATCGGCCTGTACAGCGCGCAAAAGGAATACACCCTCAGTGCGCAAAAGCTGAACTCGGACGCCATCGTCACGGCCAAGCAGACCCAGCTGGAAGTCGGGAAAGTGGGCTCCCAGGTGATGGCGCAGCTGGTGGGCAGCGCGTACAGCATGATTCACACCTCGGCCAGCATCGATGCCAAGGGCTCCACCAGCGTGAGCTACAACTACAGCGGCGCCACGAGCGCTGACGTCACGCCCATCGCATCGGTCTGACGTCACTGGATTGCCCCCTCTGAGGTTTTGATTCTCAGGGCGGGGCTTTCATCATCGCCCGATGAAATTTCAATCGGGGCGACCATGAGAGTAGCAGCCAAACTCGCGGGGGGCATCCCCAAATACGCCAATGGTGGCGTGGTCAAAGGCAAGGGATCGCCAACCTCCGACAACGTCAGCGCCAAGCTTTCCCCCGGCGAGGTGGTGCTGCCCGTCGATACCGTGCAGGCCCTGGGCGGCGCTGCGGCTGTCATGAAGATGATCAGCGATACGCACACCCCGACCGGGCAGCCCAGCATGAAGGATGGGGTCCAGGCCAAGGCTGATGGCGGCGTGGTTGACCCGGATCCCGCGCGCCGGCTGGCTGCGGCACCCCGGCAAGCTGGCGATTCGGCCACCTCGAACCAGATCCCTGTCGGTGCACCGCGCACCGTGGCGCCTGATGGCTCGCAAGACTCCCCGCTGAACAACGACTTTGCACGCAACGCGATGAACACGCTTTCGGCATTGCCGGGCGCTGCCGCGATCCCAGGTGCTGTGCCGGCTGTTGCCTCTGGACTGACATCGGCTGCCGCCAAGATGGCCGGGCCTGCCACCGCTGTTGGAAAGATTGCATCGGCCGCAGCACCGTACGCTGTGCCGGGCGCGGGCGCAGTCGCCCTGGGCATGGCCTCAAGCCCCGCCACTCCTGCAGCTGTGAGCCCGCCACAAGCCGCACCTGCAGCACCTGCCGTTCAGCGCATGAATACCGTGCCCGTGGTCCAGGCGCCGGCCGCTGCTGCACCTGTCGGGCTGGGTGGCGGCATGCCCTCGGCCCAGTCGAATGATGCAGCTGCGCGCATGTCGGGCCTCTCGAGCGCCGAATCCCTGGCCCGCGTGGCCGAAACCACGGCCAGCAACCCGGCCGCGCCCCCCTTGACCCTGACCCAGGATCCCTGGAGCGCGCGCAAGGCCATGCAGAACGCTGAAACCACGGCTTCTTCGATCCATCGGCCAACAGCCCAGCGAGGCGCCGCCGAACTGGCAGCCCTGCGCAGCGATGCCCAATTGGCCGCCCGCGAGGATGCCGCCAGCTCCCGCGCGTTCATGCAAGACACGGGACAAACCGCCCGGGCCAAGATGGCCGAAACCGGGGCATCGAACCGGTTTGCGCAGACCAATCAGCTGGGCCGGGCCGAACTGGCTTTGAAGCAGACCGCGGCGAGCTACCAGAACCGGGCAGCCGATCGCCTTGAGGGCGCCCAGGCCGAACTGCTGGCCGCCACGACCCCGGCTGCACAGAAAACCGCCGCCGAGAAGCTGCGCGCGCTCAACGGCAAAGAGCCAGCCAACCGCTTCACTGTGGTGCCAGGCGGCCAGGAAGCAGATCCGGCGACCGGCCTGATGCGTACCCTGCCGGCCCGCGTCATCAACAACGAAACAGGCTCTTTTGTGGATCAGCCGGCCGCTGCGCCGAAGCCGCCCACCGTTGGGGCAGTCCATGACGGTTACAAATTCAAGGGCGGCAACCCGGCCGACCCGAAAAGCTGGGAGAAGGTTTGATGAGCGGCCCCTGGGAAAACTTCGCGGCGCCTGCCGCAACCTCCGCCCCTTCCGACTCCACTGCCGCAGAAGGCCCGTGGGCTAAGTTCGGGCCGGCACCCAAGGCCGAACCGTCTGGCGCGGCCCGCCGCTTGGCCGATGTGGGCCTGTCTGTGGCCAAGGGCGTCGTCGGCGTGCCAGAAGCTGCCGTGGGCTTGGCCGACTTGGCAACGGGCGGGAAAGTGGGCAAGTTCCTGGAGAACAAGGAAGGTGACATTGGCTTCCGGCCCAAGCAGGCCAAGGAGGTCTTGAGTTCTCTGCAGTCCCCCGAGCAGCAGGCCGCCGACAAAGCGGTTCAGGATGCCAAGGGCTTCTTCCCGACCATTGGAGCAATGGTTCAAAACCCTTCGACTATCGTCAACCAGGTGGCCGAGTCCGCTCCATCAATGTTGGCAGGTGGCGTGGCCGCCCGAGGTGTCACGGCCCTGGCTCCGGCGATCAGCCCCATCCTGGCCGGTGCAATCGGCGAAGGTGCCGTGGCTGCCGGCCAAAACACCGAGCAGGTGCGCCAAGAAGCCGCCGACGGCGAACTGACGGGCAAACAGGCCGCCATTCTGGCCGCCTCAGGCGCTGCCACTGGCGCGATCGGCCTGGGGGCTGGCAAGCTGGCCAACAAGCTGGGCATTGGCGATGTGCACACCATGCTGGCGGCCGGGAAGACTGGCGCCGTGGGCGCAGAGGCCGTGGCCAAGGGCGCCGAAAAAGGCATTGCCCGCAAGATCGGTGAAGGCGTGCTGGTTGAAGGCGCCCTGGAAGAACTGCCGCAAAGCGCCCAGGAACAGGCCGCCCAGAACATTGCCCAGGGCAAGCCTTGGTCTGAAGGCGTGGCCGAGGCCGCGGCCCAGGGCCTGGTGACTGGCGGTGTGACCGGTGGCGTTGCTGGCCCGATTTCTGGCCGCTCGGCACCCGCCGAGCAACCAGCTCCGCAACCTGGCCATGGACAAGCGCCCGGCCAGGATGTTGCAGCCCCCGCAGCTGAGACATCTGGTGCACCGCCCACCACCCCTGTGCCGCCGGCCGCTCAAACCGCCCTGGCTGCAGATGAGCAGGCCGCCCCCGGCCAGCCCCCGGAAACCGTTGCGGTGGCTGAACAGCCCCCGATTGCCCAGACCCCCCCGGGCGAACAAGCGCCCCAGGCCCAACCGGCGCCCGAGGGGGCCCGGCCATCTGAGGCCATGGGCATCAACCCGGCAGATGGTGTGCTTTCGCGCGCTGCAGCTGCTGCGGTGGATACCGGTGTGCACGCTCAGGCCCTGGCCGCTCAGCAGGCCCAGGCCTTGGCCGAGCAAGCCCAAACCGCCAGCCCGGCCCCGGGCGGTGAGCCCGCAGCGGACCTGACCTCGCGCCCGACCGATGAACTGCGCGCCCAGCTGCGCAGCGCCCAGGGCCCAGGCATCCGCAAGGCAATTGCCCGGGAATTGGCCCGCCGCCGCATCGAGGCCGCAAGCCAACCGGTGCCACAGGCTGCCCCGGATCTTTTTGCCCAGGAGCCTCAAGATGTCAGCACAACAAGCCCCGCTGTCCCCGTGGATTCAGGAGATGGTCGACCTGCAAATGTTGTCGATGCTGGAGGCGCAGACGCTGGAAGACTTCTGGCTCCAAACGCCGGAGGGGGAAATCAGGATGGCGCCGGCGGAAATGGCGGACCTGCTGCAGCGGGTGTGGCTGCACGAGCAGCTGAGCCCGCCGCAAAGCCCAAGCGAACTGCACTGAAGAAGAAGGCCGCCGCCCCGGAAGCCCCAGCGAAAACCACGGAGGCTCAAGATGTCCAGCAGTCCGAGCAAGCCCCATCAGCCCCTGGAGCGACCACCGAAGCCCAGGGAGATCAAGCGGCAACTCAGGCGGGAAGTGGAACGCCTGCAGAACCTGCGCGAGTACCCGCAGCGGGAGGTGGATCCCTGGAAGCCGCTGGGCTGACCAAAGGCATGCGCTGGCAGAAGTTCGGCGCCGAGACCGGCACTCTGTCGGTGCCCCGGGCCGACATGCCCCAGATCAAAGCCGAGCACCGCGGCGCCATGGTCAATTTCCTGAAGGCCAAAGGCATCGAGGCCACCCAGGAAGAAGTGCCGGCGGCCGACCTGAAGCCGACACAGGCCGAATACTCGCCGCCCAAGGTGCGCAAGGCCCAGGCCTTCAAGGGTGGCGAGCGCTCAATCCTGGTGTCGTCTGATGGCCACGTGCTGGACGGCCACCACCAGTGGCTGGCCAAGATCCCAGGCAATCAGCAGGTGAAGGTGATCCGCCTGGATGCGCCTATCAAAGACTTGCTGGCCACGGTCAAAGAATTCCCGAGCGCTACCCAGGAGGCCGGCGCCACTACCCCAACAAACCCCTCACCTACGGAGAAAGCAAATGGCCCTCAAGCCGATCAAGCCCAGCAAGCAGAAGCGCAACAGCCGCAAGAAACCGGAGCAGGGCCTGCTGCCGCTGCCGACGCCCAGCCGGTAAAGCAAGCGCCACGCCTGGACCATGGCGAGCTCAACATCCCTGGCCGCACGTCCGGGATCAACGCCGAACTTGACCGCTACAAGGCAGAGCAGAAGGCCAAGCAAAACGCCCTGTCGAAAGAGGCCGCGGCCTCCCGCAAGGAAAACAAGGCAGCCGCCAAGGCAAAGTTTGATGAAGTCGGTGCTCAGATGATCGCCGACATGGCCCGGGCGCCCAAGCTGCTGCAGGCCGGCGCAAAGGCAGCCGAGATCCGCAAGACCATCGACTCCATGGTCAAGTGGGAGCCAACTAAGTTCTTGGACCTGGCCGCAAAGTACGAGAAGGAAAAAGCCGCCGGCAAGTATCCCGAGGCGTCCGCGCCCGTGGCCGCTTCTGGCAAGCCTCAAAAGGCGCAGAACGATTCCCCGGCTGTCGGCTCCCTGAACAACGCCATCGAGCGCAAAGAAAAGGCGTGGCAGCGCGTCAAGTCCCTGCGCGCCCAGGTCAAAGAAGGCCGCGCCGACCTGCGCGTCGAGCTCATCAAGGCAGAGTCCGCGCACCGGGATGAGCTGCGCTACGTGAAGGCCGCCCAGGAGCAGGTCGCTCAGGATGCGCTCAAGGCTGGACTCGTCACCAAGAAGGGGGCCGCGCAGTTCAGCCGCAGCATGACGCCTGAAGAGGCAAACGCTTTCCTGGCGGCCCTGGCTCGAATTCAGGCCCCGCCGGCCATGTCCACCGTCGAAGGTGTGCGCTCTGCAGTGCGGGAGATTATCGGCATCACTGGCAAGCTGCCCAACGAACTGGGTCGCGTGGTGGTGAGCAATGCCAGCGAGATCAAAGAGCAATGGCAGCCCATGATCGGGATGCAGGCATCTCTTGATGGCGAGGGCGCCCAGGGCCAAGCCATGGCCTTCTACAACCCCGCATCGAAAACGGTGTTCCTCATTGCTGACCGCATCAAGGCAGGATCCGAACATGCCGTGGTGATGCACGAATTGATGCACAAATGGGGCAAGGAGGTGCTTGGCCAGGCCGGCTGGGACCAGATCCATGGCGAGATCAAGAACTGGGAAAACGCGGCCGCCGGAAGCGCAGAAGCCGAGATCTATTCGATTGCCCGCAACCGCGTGGAATCCTCCGCCGGCCCGGGCGGTCCGACCCAGGCCTACACCACCGAAGAACTGTTCCCGTACGCAGTGCAGACCGCGATCGAGATGGGCATCAAGCCCAATGCCATGGCGCGTGAAGGCACGGCTTCAAAGTGGCTGTTCAAGGTCCGCAAGATGCTGCAGGACGTGTGGGCCAAGATCACCGGCAAGCCGGGCACCATGACTGCCCAGCAGATGGTGGATCTGGCCTTCGGCATCGCCCAGGCTGAGAACCCAGCAAACAGCGATGCGCTGAAAAACATCATCGCGCAGACAAAACGCAGCGTCACAGACACGCCTGAGTTCAAGCGCTGGTTTGGTGATAGCAAGGTGGTGGATGCAGAAGGCAAGCCGCTGGTGGTCTACCACGGCACCTTCAGGGATTTTTCTGAATTTAAAACAGAATCAGAGTTCGGTGCACACTTTGGTAGCGCCGATCAGGCAAACGCATTTACAGATGAAACTGGCGCAAGAATACTGCCAGCTTACCTTTCCATAAAGAAGCCGATTCGCCTGCAGGATCGAGGTAGCTTTATGTCGGCACACGTTGTACCGCAACTTGTTGCCAAAGGAGTTCTCCCGGTTGGTTCAGAATTTGAGCCAATGGGTGTCGGCTTTAATCGAGGCCGTGAAGCGGAATTCATGGCGGCAGCCAAGAATGCTCTGAAAGCCAGTGGGTTTGATGGCGTTGTGTACGCAAACACCCAGGAAGGAAATGGCGGGGATGCATGGATCGCATTTGACCCCGAGCAGATCAAATCCGCCACCGGCAACAACGGCCAGTTCGACCCCTCTAACCCAGACATTCGATTCAGCCGCGCCACGGTATCCGACCTCAAGCAGAAGGCCAAGGCCGAACTGCAGGCCGCCCTGAATGTGCCCGGGAAGCTGTCCTGGTGGCACAAGACCATCGGCACCATGTACAACCTGGCCGAGCGCTCTCCCGAGTTCGCCAAGGTGTTTAATGCCGCCCAAAGCTTCATTGACGATGTGAGCTTCTACGCCAGCGAGGCGGCCGACCTGGCGCCCAAGCTGCTGCCCAAGCTTGAGAACTGGCGGGACATCGGCAAATCTCCGATCAGCGCGGCCGACAACAAGGCCATCAGCGCACCGATTTTCGAAGGCACCCTGTCTTGGGGCCGCGATGAGTCGGGCAAGGCCGTACCCATCGATGACCTGAAGGCCGCGGCCAATATCCTGACCGCCGAGCAAAAGGCCCAGCGCCTGCTGCGCACCGGCAAGATCAGTGACCAGGTGCTGAGGATGTGGCTGGGCATGCCAGTGGAACAGTTCGAAAAGCTGGTGGCCAGCCGGTTCGAAAGCCAGATGCTGCAGCCGGGCGTGGTTTGGACTCCCGATGAGCTGCGCGCCCATTTCGGGCTGTCGGATGCCCAGATCGATCTGTACAAGGAATTCCGGGCCACGACCGACAAGAGCATCGACACCATGGCGCGCGCCGACATGCTGCGCTTCGCTGGCAAGGATGCCGTGCCGATCCGTGAGGCCGTCATGGAGGCCAAGGATGCCCAGGAGGCCGCCACCATGCTGCGCGACTACCTGCTTTCGCTGGCCAAGGAGATCCCGGACCGGGCTGAGACTCTGGCGGCCACGGCCAACGGCATGATCGACCGCGCCGACAAGGTGCGAGATCTGCAGGCCAAGGGCTACGCGCCGCTGAGCCGCTTCGGCAAGTACACAGTCGACGTGCTGGATGCCGGCGGCCAGCGCCAGTATTTCGGCCTGTTCGAAACTGCCCGGGAGGCCCGGGCCATGGCCAACCGGATGCGCGCCGAGTTCCAGGGCGGCGTGGTGACTCAGGGCACGCTCTCCGAAGCAGCGTTCAAGCAGTTCGCCGGCATCACCCCGGAAAGCTTGGAGTTGTTCGGCAACATGCTGGGCCTGAACTCGACCGGCGACGAAGCCGCCGACAAGGCGTTCCAGCAATACCTGCAGCTGACCAAGACCAACCGCAGCGCCATGAAGCGCCTGATCCATCGCAAGGGCATCGCTGGGTACAGCGAGGACGTGGGCCGCGTGCTGGCCAGCTTCGTCTACTCGAATGCCCGGCAGACGGCCGCAGGCCTGCACCTGGGCGACCTGGGCGATGCGGTGAACGCCATCCCCAAAGAAATGGGCGAGCTGAAGGACGCGGCCATTGCCCTGGCTGACTACATCAAGAACCCCCAGGAAGAGGCCCAGGCCATCCGGGGACTGTTGTTTGCCCAGTACTTGGGCGGCTCCGTGGCCTCGGCCATGGTCAACATGACACAGCCCATTGCGGTGTCGTTCCCCTGGCTTTCCCAGTTCGGCGGGGCCAAGCAGGCCGGCGCCCAGCTGATCCGGGCTATGAAGGGCATCGCCTCGAACGCGACCTTCGAGCCCGATCTGGCTGAGGCCTTGAAGCGGGCCGAGGAAGACGGCACGGTGAGCCCGCAGGAAGTGCACCAGCTGATGGCCCAGGCGCGCGGCTCGGGCGCGCTGCGCTCCGGCGACGGCTCCAAGGCAGGCAACGCCCTGGCCGCTTGGCAGAACGCCATGTCTCGCTTGTCCCTGGCCTGGGGCAAGGTTTTCGGCTTTGCTGAGCAGGCAAACCGTCAGATCACCTTCATCGCCGCCTATCGGATCGCCAAGGCCCAGGGCATTGCTGATCCGGCCGGCTTCGCCAAGAAGGCCGTTCAAGAAACCCAGTTCGTCTACTCCAAGGCCTCGAAGATGGTCTGGGGCCGCGGCGCCATCGGCGGCACGCTGATGACATTCAAGACCTACTCCATCGCCTACCTGGAGTTGCTGCACCGGATGTACACCCGTGGCGGCCCCGAAGGCAAGAAGGCCGCGATGCTGGCCCTGGCCACCATGGCCATGATGGGCGGGGCAGGGGGCTTGCCCTTTGCCGACGACATGGGCGACATCATTGATGCCATCGCTCAGCTGTTCGGCTACAACCTCAGCACCAAGAAGGCCCGCCAGGAATTCCTTGAAGGCCTTGTGGGCCGGGCCGGCGCCGACTTCATTGAGCGCGGAGTGACCGGCTTGCCGGGCTCTCCCATCGATGTGTCGGGCCGCCTGGGCATGGGCAACCTGATCCCAGGCACCGGCCTGCTGATGCAGAAAACCGACCACACAAGCGACCTGCTGGAACTGGCGGGACCGGCCGGCGACATGGCCAAGCGCTTTTTCCAAGCTGGCGGCCAGGCTGCCAAGGGCGACATCGGTGCCGCAGCTCTGTCCCTGGCGCCCAAGGCGGCCGGCAATGCAGCCAAGGGCGTGGACATGCTCAACACCGGAGCCTACCGCGATGACAAGGGTTACAAGGTGCTGGATACGACCACCCTTGAAGCCGCGGCAAAGGCCATCGGGTTTCAGCCTGGCACCGTCTCGAAGATGCAGGAGGCCAACTCCATCCACCAGCGCGAAAAGGCCTTCTACAACCTGGTGGCCCAGGACATCCGGGCCAAGTGGGCGCGCGGCATCTTCGAAAAAGACGCGGATGCCGTGGCCGAGGCCCGCGACCAGATCGCCGACTGGAACGCCAAGAACCCCGACCAGCGCATTGCCCCCAATGTCCCGGCCATCATGAAAAGGGTTCGGGAGATGGGCAAGTCCAAGGACGAGCGCATTGCAGCAACAGCCCCCAAGGCCATGCGGGCAGAAATGCGAAGGGAGACGCAAGCAGCGCGCGAAGGCCTCTGACCCGTTCTGTTGAATCGCATTTATCCACCCCCCCCCTCTGGGGATTGGATGAATTCGCGAGCGCCTTGAACATCGGCAGGAACAAACACGTCCCTTCCGAAGAGGCAGCCATGGACTTTATCGACCCGCAAAACAACCCGACACGCGCGCGGGTAGACGCCTCCGGCAATCAGGCCGTTGCCCATGGCTCCCAAGCCGCTCTGAACGTGAACGGTGCTGCTGTCCAGCTCGATACCGACCCTGGCCGCATTGCCCGGGTCTCGGTCATCACCGCTGGCACTACTGCCGGGGCCATCTACGACAGCGCCTCAACCTCCGGCAACACGGCCGCCAACCAGATCGCCGTCATCCCGGCCAACCAAGCTGCCGGCTCAATCATCACGGTGGACTTCCCCTACACCGCTGGCCTCGTCGTGGCCCCCGGCTCTGGCGGTGTCCTGGCCATCACCTTCACGCCCTGAGCCAGAACCCCAGGCCAAAGAATTTCCCAGAATTGGAGCATTGCCATGACCGATCCTCTCAAGTCAGACGACAGCCACAACCATACGATCCAAACGGCATACCCCGGTGGGCCTGTCCGCTCTCTTGTGTCGGAAGACGGCCAAACCAAGGTTCTCTTGGGCCAGCTCTACAGCCCCGCAGGCACACCCGTGTCTGACCCTGTTGCCGAGGCAGCTCACGCTGCTCAGCATGCGGGGATGGGGGTGAGCAAGGGATTCATGTTTGGCAACGCACCAAACCGCAATCGAGTGATCCTGACCGGGGACTCAAAAACCGCCATGAATGGCGGAACATCGATTGCAACGCCAGTGCAGGCGCTAGGAGCCTCCTACGATTGCAAGGGCCAATTCAACCACGCCAATTTTTTGTTGAACCATGCATTCGAGGTCGTGGGGAATGCAGGTATTGGCGGGCAAAAGTCAGCTCAAATTCTGGCCAGATTCCAAACTGATGTGCTATCTCGTGCGTCGGAATGGGTGTGTGGCATGGCCGGCACAAACGACACCTCATCGTCGAACACTGGAAACGCCAGCACGACTGATGTGAACATCATCGCAATGTGGGATCTGGCTGTTGCAGCGGGCCGCAGGGTGCTCTGGTACACCATCCCGCCAAAAACATCGGCGGCTGATGCTGAAAACCAGTATCACATGCAGATCAACAGGCTGCTGAAGATCGCGGCCTCCCGTCGTCCAAATGTAGTGCTGGTGTCTCAGGAGTCGGCCACATTGGACGTGACCACCACATTCAAGGCGCTGTCGTCAATGCTGACAGACGGAACGCATGAATCCGCCATCGGCGCGGCTGTTGAGGGCAAATTGATTGCCGACGCAGTTCGCCCGTTCATCAGCCCGGTCAATCCCTGGCTGGCCCAGAGCAATGGTGACACGGAAAACCTGCTCACAAACCCGATGCTCAGCGGATCTGGGAGCGCCACGCCAACCGGCTGGAACAAGATCGGGACACCAACAATTTCTTACGTTGCAGCCACTGATGGGGTCGCATACCCATGGTGTCAGCTGAATGTCGCAAATGGCACGTCCGGCGGTCAGGGCCTCACTTCCAATGTATCCGTTGGATCGGGGATGGCAATTGGAGACACCATCATCGGGGTTGTCGAGTTTGCCGGTGATAGCTACGACGCTGCTGCCGCTGCGAATACGCAGGGTATTTGCCTGAAGCTGCAGGCGTACAACGGAGCATCGTTTTTTGCCTCTGTGAGTGACCTCTACTGGGATACCACGTACCCCAATTTTGCATTGCAGGGGAGCGGCGTGTTCCAGACGCCGCCGTTTGTCGTGCCTGCGGGAACGACGCTGGTGCAGATGTACGCGTCCATCAATGGTGGTGGGAATTACCGGTTCAGGAGAGCCGCGATCCGCAACCTGACCAAGCTGGGTCTGGCCTGACCACCAGCTAACCCATCTTCTGCCCTATCCGCCCAACCCCGCGCCTGCATTGCCCTGGCGCGGGTCTCCGCAGGAAATCGGGCGCAGGTCGGACTTGAGCCACTACACAACCCGCTTCGGCGGGTTTTTTCATGCCCCCTCTGAGGTTTCAGATTTCTTGCTTTGCCAAAGAGACTTGCTGCAACCAAACCGGATGCAGCACATGGGCCACTTCCTCAATCGCCTCAAAGCCTCGCAGATCTCCTGCGTGGGCAATGATGGCCGTGGCTGGTGGGTCTTGCTGGAGGCGCTGGCGTTCTCGTCCGATGTCCTGAAATCGTACTGGCTGGACCAGGGGACAAGCGAAGACTTCGCCCAGGCAAATGCTTTGCTCACGGTGCCCGCCGGGTTCAAGACCGACTTCATGAGCGTTCCCAGCATCCTGCCCTGGTCCCAGTGCCTTGCCCAGTCGCCCCGGGCCGGCACCGTCCACGACTACCTCTACACCGCCGGGCCGGCAGGTATCCACCCTGTGCCATCGCGTCTCCTTGCAGACCAGATCCTTCGAGAGATGTTCATCAGTGACATCACTGAGGATGGCGGTGCATCCACTGACTCAGATCGTGCGGCCCTTGAGGCCCGTGCGGATCTCGTTTTCCTTGGCGTTCGCGCTGGGGGCAAGCCCCACTGGGATTGAAGGACCAGCATGAGCGCCGTACCACTTCCACGCCAGACCGACTTCATCCAGACCCCGGGCTACACGGGCCCAGAGCGCCGCCGCACCCATGCGCAGTGGCGGGAAGAGGTGGATCAGAGGCTGGAAGAGGGCGCGGCCGAGATGCTGTCCTTGCGCGCTGAGATCGCGGAATGCCGTCAGCAGATCCGTGAGGTTCTGGCCGCCGTGAAGACGATCCAGGGCGACACAGCGGAAATCGTCGGGCTGTTCGCCAACGCCAAGGGCGCCATCCGGCTGCTGAACGGGTTCGCCTCGATCGCCAAGCCGATCACGGCAATCGTGGTGCTCTGCGCAGCCATCTGGGGCTTCATCTTGACCGTCAAGGCGGGCGCGGGGCCGAAATGAGCGACGACAAGACAAGCATCAATGCCGTGCTGAAAAAGCGCCTGCTCGCGGCCAGCACCGCCGGGGCCATGGCGCTGGCCGGTGTGCTGGTGAACTGGTTCGAGGGCCGGGTATACAAGCCCTACGTGGACCCAGCCGGGATTTTGACCGTGTGCGAAGGCATCACCGGCCCGGACGTGATCCCGGGCAAGACTTACACCGATGCCGAGTGCGACCGTCTGCGCGGCAAGCACCTGGCCATCGCCCAGGCCGCCGTCAAGCAAGTCATCAAGGTGCCCCTCAACCCGTGGCAGCAGGCCGCACTGATCGACTTCACATTCAACCTGGGTGCAGAGCGCTTGGCCGGTTCAACCATGGCCAAGCTTTTCAACCAGGGGAACTACACGGGCGGCTGCTACCAGCTCACGCAATGGGTCAAGGCCCGCGTGAAGGGGCGGCTCGTGACTTTGAACGGCCTCGTCTACCGCCGCGATGCCGAACTGGCTGTTTGCCTTGGGCGGATCGAATGAAAGACCACGACACCATGACCCCGCATTTCAAATTCATCCTGGCGGCCTTCATGGCGGCCTTCATGGCGATTTTCTGCATGCCCCATGCCGGCGCGGCCCAGCCCCTGGTTGGCTTCAGCCACAGCACACCCAGCGCCAAGGACATCGCCCTCACGGCCGTCAGTGATGCGAAATCCTCGCTGCTGATCGCGGCCTACCAGTACACCTCGCCCGACATCATCAAGGCCGTTGTGGCGGCCAAGAAACGTGGGGTGGATGTTGCGGTGATCCTCGACCACACCCAGGAAAACGGCGATAGCCAGGCGGTGATGGTGGCGGCCGGAATCCCGTGCTTCATTGACCACACCTACCGAATCTTGCACCACAAGTTCATGGTGGTTGATGGGGTGTCAGTCGAAAACGGTTCGTTCAATTTCACGGTCAGCGCCGACAAGGCCAATGCCGAGAATGCCTTGTACACGACCGACTCGCCGGCCCTGGCCGTGGCCTACGCCACCGAGTGGCAGCGCATCCGGGCTCTGCCCAAGACCGTGACCTGCAAAGGGGGTGGCCAATGATCCCCCAGTTCGCCGCCTTCATCACGGCATTCAAGCAGGGCAAGGAACTCGCCAATGCAGCCACCTGGAAGAACGCCCAGTTGGCTACGGGCGCACTGGCGTCGTTCCTGGGTGCGGCCGTGGTCATCGCCCAGGGCTTTGGCATCGACGTTCACGTCAGTGATGCGGCTCTGCAAGCTGCTGCTGCTGGTGTCGTGGCTCTGTACGGCCTGTTCAACGCCATCGCCACGGCAGTTTCAAGCTCAAAGGTCGGCCTGCCTGCAAAGCCTCCGGCCCTGGGCAGCACTGGAAGCGGAAGCGGCCCCAGCGCCGGCCCAGCAGAAGACCACGCTGGCGGCTGAATCGCTCTCCCACGGGATGATTCCGCCCGTTGCAGTCGGGATCAAGTGCCAATTCTGAAAGCCACCACCATGAACTTCTTCCAATACCTCGCCCTGATCAAGGCCGCCACACCTTTGGCGATCGAGGCCACCAAGGCCATTCAGCAGGCCGTGCCCAACGTGGCCGGCACCGCCAAGCTGCAGTTCGTGCTCAGTGCCGTGCAGTCTGGCCTGCAGACCGTCAGCAATGTGACCGCCACGGTCGACCAGCTCACGCCCATCATCAATGCCGCGGTGACCCTGCACAAGGCCGTGGGCACCGATGGATTCCAGGCTGCAGCTGCCACGGCCGCCTCGACCTAATTCTGGTCGGCCTCGACAGCCAGGCCCGCCGCGCGCGGGCTTTTGTCATTCTGGGCAGTCGTCATACTCAGGGCCAAGCGGATCCAGTGGCTTGACCTGCACCCTGCCCAGCAGATCCAGGGCCACGGCCTCATCCCTGACGCAGAGCCAGCTTTGCCGGTACTTGGCCGGCTTGCCGCGCGACACCCGGGACACCAGCTCGACGCCAACGATGTGCATGGCCTCGCCGCGGATCTGGCAGACCTCGGCGTACTCCAGGCGCTGGATCAAGTCCTGGCCATCAGGACCGAGCAGCCTGGCCTGCAGTCGGCGGCCCTCCGTGGTGGCCGGGGCCAGCACCAGGTCACCCTGGATGCCGACGCGCAGCGCTGGGTCTGAGCCGGCGATGCGGTGGCCGGCATGGCGGATGCGGTAGACGAAGTACTGCAC